GCCGCCCAACCTCCGCCGTTTCATCCTGGCCCTCCCCGCCGGCCTCGAGCTCATCAACTCCAACCAGAGCCAGGCGCCCCGACGCCGTGCCCGCATCGTCAAAGCCATCCGCGCCGCCGCCATGGAGGTCTGCATGGAAAACCCCGCCATGTGCGCAGCCCTCACCGCAGCCAACCCGAACCCCGTCCTGCGCCGGGCCCACATCATCGGTGTCCTCCACCCTCACGACCAGCGCCGCCGCGACCCCGCCAACTGGTACCCGTCCTTCAAGGGCGCTGTCGATGGCCTCGTCGATGCTGGCGTGCTCGAGGACGACGACCACACCCGCGTCATCGGCCCGGACATGCGCATCGGATCTGTCGTCCGCGGTGGTCAACTGGTTCTGCACATCCGCGAGATCGCCGTCGGCGACGTGGTGTACGGCGAGGCGGCGTGATGACCGGCGCCCGACGCGACTTCGTCCTCATCGACACCCGCGCCAGCAACGGGGACTCCCGCGGCCTGTGCACGCTCGACGACACCCAGCTGTGGGACGGCGACACCAAGGCGGACGCCGAAGAGGCTCGCACGACCTGCGGCCGCTGCCCAATCCGTGACGCGTGCCTCACCAATGCGCTCAACGAAGAAGGCGGCATCGTCCACACCGCACGCGGCGGGATCCGAGGCGGCCTCACGACGGCCGAACGTGCAGCACTGTGGCGCAAACTGCACCGGAAGCCGGCTGCCGCATGAAGAGTCGCCGGATCTGCAGGCTGGAAGGCTGCACCCGAACGGTCCACGGCCACGACCTGTGCAGCCCACACTACAAGCGCTGGAAGCGCTGGGGGGATCCGTTGATCCGTCGCCCCACAGCGCCAGCCGAGGGTCGCTTCTGGGTCAAGGTCGACAAGGCTGGGCCGGTTCCGGCCCAGGGGGTAGCGTCCGGCCCCTGCTGGCAGTGGATGGCGGGCCGGACAGCCCAGGGCTACGGCGGCTTCCATCCAGCCGACGGCGGGATGGTCCTAGCGCATCGGTACTCATGGGAACTGCTGCGCGGGCCGATACCTGAGGGTCTCGTCATAGACCACCTGTGCCGGAACCGCAGGTGCGTAAACCCGGACCATCTCGAAGTCGTGACTCTCGCAGAGAACACCCGCCGAGGCTTCGGAATCTCCACCTGGAACCGACTCAAGACCGAGTGCCCAGCAGGCCACCTGTACTCCGCCGAGAACACGTACATCAGCCCCAAGGGCAGCCGAATCTGCCGGGCCTGCGCTCGTGAGCGGGATCGCCAGCCCCACCGAAACTCCACCTACCGACGCCACAAGCAAAGGAGCGCCGCCTGATGGCTGGCGAGACCGTAGTCACCCTGGTCGGCAACATGGTCGACGATCCCGAGATTCGCTGGACCCCGTCCGGTGCTGCCGTCGCCAAGTTTCGCCTCGCCTCCACCCCGCGGACCTACGACAAGACCAAGAACGAGTGGGTCGACGGCGAGGCGCTGTTCCTCACGTGCAACGTGTGGCGTCAGCCCGCAGAGCACGTCGCCGAGAGCCTCCAGAAGGGCATGCGGGTCATCGTCTACGGCCGGCTCCGGCAGCGCTCGTACGAGACCAAGGAAGGCGAGAAGCGCACCGTCTTCGAGGTTGAGGTCGAGGAAGTCGGGCCGTCCCTGCGCAGCGCCACCGCGAAGGTCACCAAGGCACAGCGCAGCGGCAACGGGCAGCAGGGCGGCGGCCAGCGGCAGGCGCAGCAGGGTCCGTGGGGGCAGAACGGGGCTCAGGGCAGCGGCGGCTGGGGTCAGCAGAGCGGGGCACCCGGCGGTGGCTGGGGTGCATCGCGGGACAGCGGAACCGAGCCCCCGTTCTAGATCAACTCCCCACCTTCGACCAGGAGTCAACCATGACCATCAGCATCGCCGACCTCGACAAGGCCGCCGTCCTCGCCGCCCTCTACAACCACGCCCAACAGCAGGGCCGCGGCTACGCCGACCCGCGCGGCTACCAGCAGATGTCCGCCCCCGAAGCCGCCCAGGTTCTCGCCGCGCGGCCCGATGGCGACATTGACTACCTCTACGGACGGGGCCTCAAGGTCGACCTGTCCGGCGACACGCTCGACCCGTGGGGTTACGACCGGAACAACGGCGCCGGCGCAGCAGAACGTGCCATCCAGCCGCTTCGAGCGCGCATCACCGCGTAGCACGCCAGCCGCCCGGTCGGACCACTCCGCCGGCCGGGCCCTACCCGCCAACTCCCCCTGAAAGAAGCGCCCCGCATGGCACGTGGTCACGGCCGCATCCTCACCAGCGTCTGGGAGGACGGCGACTTCCTCACCCTGACGCAGGAACAGCAGCGCCTGTACCTGTTCCTCATCTCGCAGCCGAACCTGAACCACGCCGGGCTGCTCCCTCTGACCCTGCGCCGGTGGTCTCGCAAGGCCGCCGGCCTGACCCTCGATGAACTCGACAAGCACCTTGCCGCACTGGACGACGCCCGGTTCATCGTCGTCGACGACGACACCGAGGAGCTCCTTGTCCGATCGTTCGTCCGCAACGACGGCGTGTGGAAGCAGCCGAAGGTGATGGGCGCGATGGTGTCCGGCGCAATGGAGATCTCGTCGCGGCGTCTGCGCCGAGCACTGCTTGGCGAGGTGGGTCGGATCCCGTTGAACGAGCTCAGCGACGAAGCGACAAAGGCCCGCACTGGCGAGGGCCCTTCGATCCGCCAGCAGGTTGAGGAGCACATCGAAGCCCTTCGCCGGGCCTTCCGGGAGCCCGAGGGAACTCCCCCCGGAAGGGCCACGGCAGGGGCATCTGAAACCCCCTCAGCAACCCCCTGCGGAACCCCTTCCGCACCCCCCTCCGATGTCCTTGCCGATGGGCCTGCGGAACCCTCTATGCGTGCGGGCGCAGGCGCGCATGGCGCGCGCGCTCCCCTGCCCCTGCCCCTGCCCCTGTCCCCTGCCCCTATCCCCAGCCCCGTACAAGACGTCGTGGCAACCATCGTGGAAATCCGACCCGCCGCACCGACCCCCGCTGCCGAGCCTGTTCGGCTCGACGTCGAGCAGGCCTGCACGCTCCTCGCCGACCTGATCGAGGCCAACGGCAGCCGTCGGCCCACCGTCACCCAGCGGTGGCGCGACGAATGCCGCCGCATGATCGACCTCGACAAGGTCGCCCTTGAGGACGTCCTCGGTGCGATCCGCTGGTCCCAAGCCGACTCGTTTTGGTGCAGCAACATTCTGTCGATGCCCAAGCTCCGCGAGAAGTACGACCAGTTGCGCCTCCGCGCCCAAGGTCAGCGCGCCACCACGACCAGCCTTGCCGCCACCGGTACCGACGCCCGCATCGCCGAGCACTACGCCGTCAAAGCGCAGATGGCCGCCCTGTACGACGCCAAGGAGATCGACAAGTGAACCCCTTCGAAGCCGCCGACCTCCTCGCCTACGCCGCCGCCTTCGATAACCGTCACCCGTCCATTGCCGCCAACAAGGCATGGGCCAACGCCCTCGCCGACATCCCTCTCGACCAGGACGTCTACGACGCCATCGACGCGTACTACTCCGAGCCCACCGAACCCGGGCAGCGCCACTGGCTGATGCCCTACCACGTCCGGTACTACCGCCAACTCGCCCGCGGGCAGCGCATAGACGCCGCCAATGTGGCCTACGACGGCAACCCTGACGAGACCGGACTCGAATCGGCTCGCAGCCTCCGTGAACTGATCCGCCGGGCTGGCGACGGTCAACTCGGCGACCGACCCATCCTGCAGGCGATCCCCGATCGACGCCCCGCAGAGCTCACCGCTGGCAGGAGTAGCCGGCTGCAGGAAGCCATCGCCGCGATCGGCACCCTGCCGCCTCGCATCGTTCCCGGGGTCACCAACCCGCTCGCCGTCGGCTGCCCCCACTGCACCGCAGTCGCCGGCCGGCCCTGCCACACATCCCACGGCAAGCGCACCATGGTCGACCCGCACTCATCCCGGGTTGAACGCGCCCAACGGGCCGCGGCTGGCCTCGACGACAAGGGCGCGGCATCGTGACCGACCACGTCTGGCTCCCGTACCTGCGCGGCCAACTCCGCCGCGAGCAGCCACCCGAACTACAGATCGACTGCCCGCACTGCGGCGCCACGGTCGGACACCCGTGCCACGGGCCATCCGGGCGGGGGCTACACCAGGCGCACGCGTCGCGGCTCGAAGCGGCCGGCGTGCTGCCGAAGGTCGTGCAGGCGTCACGGCCGGGTGATGGTCATGACCTTCCCTGATCCGGTAGCCGACGCGGTGGCCGCGGTTGTCGCTGCGGTGATCGAGGACTATCCGTTCGCGCTGGCCAGGCGGCAAGGCGAGCTGGTGGTGGAGCAGCTGCGCCGGGACGGCTGGGTGATCTGCGCACCGGAGGCCGAGAGCACCCCGACGGCGACCAATTCAGCCAAAGGCCTCCGAGGGGCCTCTGAGGCCGCGTGAGATCGCGCCTGGCCCTGGACTGCCATCAGGCCATCACGAGCCGCCTACGGCTCCATTACTCGAAGATTTGAGGCACACATGAGCATCATCCACGCCCCCAATGCCATTCCCGCCCCATGGAGGCAGGAACTGACCCCCGAACAGCGGGCCCTCGCCAAGGAGCTCACCCTTCGCGCCAACCGCCTCCGCGACGGTGTCGCAGCCGGCGGCGACAGCCTGTCGATCCGCGAGGCCCTCAACCTCGCCGCCGTGCAGATGGGGGTGGCGTTGTGAGCGGCGGGACGTTTCCGGTCGGCAATCGCGCGCAGACGCAGCTGCCGTCCCGGGCGCAGCTGTTGGTGCTGGTTGCCGCGGTCGAGGGTCGGGAGTTGACGCCCAGCGAGCCCCGCCTGCTTGGCCAGGGTGTGAAGCGCCTGATGGCACGACTGGACGCCTTGCGGAACGAGCGTGACACCGCGGTACGAGCCCGCGATGAGGCGCTGCGCCAGGCAGGCTCGCCACTGATGGTGTCGTGCGGCTACTGCAAGGCGCCGGTCGGCAGGCGATGCGTGTCGAAAAGTGACGGCACGGTCGTGCTGACGCCGCACACGGCCCGTCTGCATGCGCTGAGCCGCCGGCTGGAGGTGGCGTCGTGACTCACAGCGGCGTGCGGCGTGATCAGCCGTTGACGGCTCGGGAGATCGAGGTTGTGACCGCGGTTTCCGGTGGGCGCAGCAATCGTGAGGCTGCGGATGTACTTGGCATCGGTGCGGACACGGTTCGGATTCACCTGGCGCGGATCGGTACGAAGCTCGGCGCGACTGGCCGTACGGAGATCATCGCGGCGGCCGTGCGCAGCGGGCAGGTTCGTTCGGTGTCGTTGCGCGCGGAGCGGGTGGCCGTGCGGGTGGCATCCCATGGCGGGTTGTCGTTGCGGGAGCGGGCGATTCGGCGGGCGCTGATGGCGTGGGCTGATGAGTTCGAGGTGCGAGTGACGGTGCGCCAGGTTGAGGCGGCGGTGCCGTTGGTGGAGCGGGCGGTGCGCCGGTTTGAGATGGCGGCTGTGACTGGAGGGCGGAAGCCGGGTTCGTCGGCGGAGGATGCGCGGTTGATTGCGCGCCGACTGGAGGGCCGACGGTGACCGGGCACGCGAATGCGCCGCTCGGCGGTGGTGCCGGCGGCTGGCGGGGCGGGGCGGGCTACTACTCGGCCGGCGGGTGCTCGGCGGCGTTCTTGCGGGCGGTTTCGGTGCGCTTGGCGTAGGCCGGGTCGGGCCCGATGCCTTCGTCGCGTGCGAGCTTGCGAACGTGGGCGGCGGTCCAGGGCGAGGCTGGGGCGATCTCGCCGCGTTTGACGGTGGAGTCGCGGTAGGCATCGAAGATGGCCTGCTCGAGGGCGCGCCGGCTCTTCTCGAACTGTTTGGTCGCGGCCTCGATGGCTGCGATGCGTGGGTGCTTCGTCTTGTCGGCCATGGTTCAAGGGTAGCGATGACGTCAAGCGCTGAGAATCAGCGCAACTTTCCATCGCTAGTCCCTTGCGATCATGGACCCGAGGGGGGCAAACTAGAGACACAAAGCAGCGCTGCAAAGAAGCGCTCAATCTCTGGGGAGGCCACGATGCTCGCCACCACCCGCACCGCCCGCCGCATCGTCAAGGCCCGCATCCACAATCAGCGCCAGACCAGCAAGGCCCTGCGCAGCGGTGGCCCGCTGACCGCGAAGACCGCCCTGATCCAGCGCGGCATGGACGCCGCAACCGCCGAGCGCTTCGCCTCCGCCTTCTCCGAGGCCGCTGGCCCGGGTGTCGGTCAGGTGACCGTCGTACAGGTCCGCCGCTCCAAGACCACCGGCCAGATCCGCACCTTCAACGTCCCGGCGAAGACCTTCGCCCCCGCCCAGATCGACGCCGCGCTCGCCGTCTACCGCCCGAAGACCAACAAGGCCGCCGCCGAGCTGTTCGCCCGCCTCGCGCTCGCCGCCTGACCGCCCTCTCGACCATCAGCCGCCGTATCACCTGTACCAGAGGAGACGCCATGTTCACCCTGCGCTTCGAGACCCTGTCCGGCGCCCCGTTCTACTTCCCGAACCTCTACCGGGGCGAGGTTGAGCAGAAGGGCGCGATCGCTCTCCGCTTCGGCGCGGTCAACATCGAGGTCGTCAACCTGTACGGCACCGACGTCACGTTCGACTTCGCGGTCTTCTGCAACGCCTGACCACCAGAGACCGCCACCGCTGCCTAGGAGCCCTCGTGTCTCACCCCGTCTTCTACACCTCGTTCGCCGGAACCTCCACGACGATCCTCACCCGCGACATGGAGCTGTCGCAGGACTCGGCCCAGCACTCGATCGGTGCCGCAGCGATCCTCGGCTACTCGACCCTCTCGCTGCGCGTCGCCGGCCGCGACGGCTCCCGCCGCCTGCTCGTCGCCATCCTGCGGGCCGGCCAGGTCAGCCAGGTCTACGACTTCGCCGACACGTACTGCGGCAGCGCCCCGCCCGACTTCGCCTGACCGCCACCCAGACCACCCGCCCGCGCACCACGCCCAGGAAGACCCCCGCCATGACCGCCACCGATGTCCCCCAGCCAACTGTCTACCAGGCGGCGCTCAACGCCGTGCACGAGCACTGCAACCAGTGCGCCAACTGTCGCGAGGCCCGCCGCTACGGAACCTGGCCGACAACCGCCTGCAGCATCGGCAAGAAGCTGCGGCGTGACGCGGCCCGCGCCTTCGGCCGCTGATTCCTCTGAGCTCCAGGAGCACCCCGATGCCCGAGATCACCACCGAGGCCGACGCCCAGCACGCCGTCTCCATGTCCTACCGCTACTCCGCCAGCGCCTTCGAGCCCATCACCCGCGACGACGGCACGCTGCTCGGCTGGACCTTCGCCACCGCCCGCAGCGGCAACTACGGCTGGGTCCTCACCGACGGCCGCGTCAGCCCCGCCACCGAGTGGTTCCGCAGTGACGCCGAGGCCTACGCCTGCCGTATCGCCGCCTGATCCCCCCGATCTGGCCGGGCTGGCCGTGACGTCACCGACCCGCCCGGCCGCCAACCACCGCACCCCGCCTGAACGGAGACCCGCCATGGAGACCCTGCCCTTGTTCCCCATCGATGACCTGTACATCGTTCCGACTGTGGTCGAGCCGGAGCCCGAGGATGAGCCCGAGCCCGAGCCGGCCTGCGCCGTGCTCCCCGGCCAGCTGGACCTGTTCACCGGCGAGGTGGCAGCGTGAGGCTGCGCCTCGCTCAGAGGGATCTGGCGGCAGCCGCGAAGTCTGCGGCCCGCCAGGTCCCGGCGCGGCCGCTGCCGCCGATCCTGGCCGGCGTCCTGCTGGAGGCGGCAGACGACCAGCTGTCCGTGTCGGGCTTCGACTTCGAGGCCTCGGCGACCGCGATCGTTCCGGCCGACGTGTTGGAGCCGGGCCGGATTGTAGTGCCCGGCAAGCTGCTCGCGGACATCGCCGGGGTGCTGCCGACTGGTGACGTCGACCTGTTCCTGAACGGCGGCGAGGCGGTCTTCGAGCGCGGCGACGCCAGGTTCACCCTGGCCCTGCTGCCCGTTGGCGAGTATCCGACGCTGCCGGTGATGCCGCCCGCGTCGGGCACCGTGCCGGGTGATCTGCTCGCTTCTGCGGTCGTACATGCCGCTGGGGCGACCGCGGAATTGAAGGACTCCACCGGGACACTGTCGGGGATGGCCGGCGTCAACCTGGCTGTCGAGGACGGCTACTTGGTGGTACGGGCAACGGACCGGTACACCGTGGTGGAGCACCACCTGCCGTGGGATGGCGAGCAGGCGGATGCGGTGACTGTGTCGCCGCGGATCCTGGCCGACGCTGCGCGGGCTACGGCTGGCGGCGACGTGCACCTGTCGCTCGGCGGCACCCTGCTGGGCGCGGCTGGTGTCGGTTCGTCGGCGGTGGTGCGGACTTTCGCGGATCCGTTTCCGGCAAGGATCTCCGAGGTCTGGCCGAAGGAACTGGCGGCCACGCTCGAGATCGACGCCGGGCAGTTGCTGGCCGCAGTGCGCCGGATCGCACTGGTGGCCGAGGGGAGCACGCCGCTGCTGATCGAGGCGACAGCGGATTCGCTGGTACTGCAGGCGGCGAATGGCTCGGCGGCACGAGGCCGAGAGCGGATCGACGCGGTGCTGGAAGGCCCGGAGTCGTTCCGGGTCGCATTCCAGCCGCGGCGTCTGATGACGGCTCTGGCGCCGCTGTCAGGCCTGCTTCAGGTCGGGCTGACGACGCCGACGCGGCCGGCTGTCTTCCGGTCGGCCGACGATCCGGACCGGTACCGATGCCTGGTGATGCCGGTGCGGCATGACTGGGTGACCGCCACCCGTCCGCCGGCCCGCGCGGCGGCCTGAAGCCGCACATCCAACCACCACCTGCGAGGAGTTCAGCATGACCCAGCCCGCGCCGATTGAGGCCCGCTGCGACCACTGCAAGCAGACCCGCCCGCTGTTCCTGTACGAGCCCGACCACAACGTCCACGCGATCCCGGTGGCCTGCGAATGGTGCGAGCGGGGGAAGCAGCCGCTGCTGTGCACCCGCTGCTGGGGCATCGAGCGGGAGCGGGAGGAGAACACGCCGATGGGATCCGAGGAGGAGGCGGTGACCGCGTTCCTGATGGCCGCCGCCGCGAGCAACGGCCGTCTGATCGCCCGCGCCGAGGCCGACCAGGCCACGTGCGAGGGAATCGCCGTCGCCACCGCCCAGTCTGAGACCGCCTGAGGAGGCTGCTGATGTCCGACACCACCACCGCCCGCGAAGCCACGGTTCACGGCTGTCCGCCAGACGACTCTGCGCTCACTGCTTGTTGTGGCCGTACCGTGTTCGAGCTACCCCGATCCGACCGACTGTCATGCGAGCCGGCCGAGGTCACATGCCCGGCTGCTCACCGCTGCGACAGCTGTGAGGGCTTCGACCCCGCCAGCTGCCCGTTCAACCGCATCACCATCGCCCCGCCAGCCTGCGCTTCCTGCCGCCGCCCATTCGACCCGACTGACGACCGCTTTGACGGCCGCGCCCAGCACAGGAACACCCCGTGGTGCCGCGGCTGCGTCGACCGCTGCCACGACAGCGAGAACGCCGACCACCGCTGCCGTGTGTGCTTCACCGACCCGTTCACCCAGGAAGGCTGACCATGACCACGACCCAGACGCTGTGTGCCCCTTGCGGGCAGCCCATCGCCTACATCGACTGCCCGACTGGCGGCTGGTGGGCGCACGACGAACACCCGGCCGATGAGCACGACGCCTTCCCGCCGAACGGCGGCCACAACGCGGACTGTGCCTACGTCGGTGGGGCCAGCCGCCGCTGCAGCTGCGCCCGCGCCTGCGCTGCCTGCTCCGGCAGCGGCGAGTGCCAGGACTGTGTCAACGCGGACTCGTTCGCCTGCAACACCTGCCTGTGCACCGGCGAATGCGTCCAGTGCGACGACACCGGCGCCGCCCCGACCACCCAGGAGAGCTGAATCATGGGTACCACCGTGAAGCTGCGTCCCGCTGTGCGCCTTCTGCTGGACACCATCAACTTCCGCGCCGACATCGACTACTGCTGGTTGTCCCGTGAGGACGTTGGCCGGTACTCGCTGATCGTCCCGGCCATGTACGGGCCGCACGATCACCTCCGGCTGGTGACGGTGGCGACGGTCGAGGAGGCGGTCGCGGCTGGGCTGGTCGAGTTGGGCGAGCTGGTGCCGATGCCGGTCTACAACTACGGCGGCCGGTACAGGTGGCGGACGATCCAGCAGGGCCAGACTGTTGGCCTGACCGAGCTCGGGATGGCGGTGGCCCGATGACCGCCGCCCCGCGCCGCATTCAGCGCCGCCGCACCAAGGGCTGGCGCAAGCCCGAGAGCACGGTGATCGTCACCCGGCCGTCCAGGTTCGGGAACCCGTTCAAGCTCAGCAGTGGCCGGGAGATGGGCTACATCGACGTACGCGAAGCCGCAGTCGAGTTCTACCGCCTGTGGCTCGCCGGTGACCGGTTCCAGTGGCAGGCCGAAGAGGCCGACTCGCGGCGGGAGCAGATCCTCGCCGGTCTGCCGTCGCTACGCGGCAAGGACCTCGCCTGCTACTGCCCCGAGGGCGCTGCCTGCCACGCCGACGTGCTGCTCGCGAAGGCCAACCTGCCCGAGGCAGAGCTGGCCGAGTGGATCGCCAAGGTCCGGGCCCGTGTGGACCGCAACCGCGCCTATCACGGCGAGCCAGCCATCAACTCGACCACAGGGGAACCCCGATGACCACCCAGCCGGATCTCGACGCGGCCCGGTTCGCTGCCGAGATCGCCACCCACCGCGCCAACCAGATCGCCACCGGCCAGCTGGACGACCCGCACGGCGACCGCTCGACCCCCGTGCACATCGACCCGACGCCCATTTACCGCCGCCGCTGACCCAACCACCTGCCGCCCGGCACCTGTCGGGCGGCTTCCCGAAGGAGAACCATGAACGACCAGACGTCCCGCAAGTTCGCCGCCAGCCTGATCAACGCAGTGAAGAACAGCACCAACCACTTGTCCGCCCTGTCGGACGGAAGCCCGCGCGACCTGAGTTTCGACCAGGCTATTGCCGTCAGTCAGGTGACGGCCTTGAACGCGATTGCGGCGTCGCTGCTGGCCGTGGCCGACGCCATCGAGAACGCAAACGGTGCCTCGTGAACGAGCTCGCCCGGTGGCTGTTCGTGCCGACGTTGCTGCTGGGCACCCTCGGCGTGGTGATCCTGATCTGCCGGATAGCCGACGCCGGGGAGCAGGAGCAGGCGCCACAGTCGGATCCTACCGGGACCGAACAGTGGCGGATGGATGCCGAGTTCGCGGGGATCGTGGCGACGAGCCTCGCCGACCTGGAAACGAAGGAGTGAGGGACATGGACGGCAACAGCGCCGACTTCGATGGCTGCGCCCGGCCCTGTCGCACGGCCGGCATGCACGCCCTCGTGTGGGGTGACTGCGCGCACGCGCCGGAGTCGGCCCGGCCTGAGCCGCGGGTGACGATTGGCGGCGTCTACACGGCCGCCGACGGCTATCCGTCGATTGGGCTGGAGTCCATCCCAGTCAGCGAGTTGGCGGAGCGGATCGAGAAGGCGCTGCGCACGGTGAGCATCGACCTGGGGCCGAATGCGCTCGGCATGTTGGAGCGTGGCGAGCCGGTTGGGCTGTCGGCTGGCGACTACTGGTTGATGGCGCTGGCGGTCGCGATGGATCTCGCGGGCGGCACCGAGCGGAACGACTAACGCCGGTTTCACACACGGTGATGCACAATGATCTCTACACACGAAAGCTCCCAACCGCCCGGCGGGAGCTTCGTGTATGACGGACCTCGTGGGACTGATGTTACCTCTCAACTCTGGAGACGTGCATGCCCGCGGTAGCCGACCTCGATGACGAACTCCTCGCTGAGCTCAGTGGCGTGACGCCCGAGCAGTTCGCGCGCGTCCCCGAAGACGTCCGGGATGCCCTTCGTGAGTTCCTCGCCGCCCCCTGACAGCAATGCGGGACGCCCTCGCGCAAAGGGGGCGTCCCGCTAGACCGTGCCGGCTGCTGGCGCGACGCGTGGTCGACACCGACGGTACTCCTGTGCGAGGAGATGCGCGATGTACGACCCGCCCGACGACGTTCCGATCCCCGAATGTGTCCTCTGTGCCTGGCAGTTGCATGGCGCCGACTACAGCCGGCTCACCTGCATCAAGTGCGAGGACCGGCTCTACGCCCAGCTGAACTCCGTCCTCGACCTGTGGGTTCAGCTGCCCTCCTCCGCTTACCGCCGGATCGGCGCACCCAGCCCGGGCCATGCCGCCGCGGTGCACTCCGGCATGCCCGGCAACGCGGTCGTGCTCTCCCTGACGGCGGGCGGCGACGACACCCCGGCCGGCCGCCTTCTGGCCGTCGAGGACGACTGGCGGCGCTCCCGCGGCCTGGCGCCGCGGGAGCGGGTTGGCCGACCCGAGGCTGCGCTGCGCACTGCAGTAACGTTCCTGCGCTCGCACCTAGGCTGGGCGTGCGGCCCGCACCTCAACCCGCGGCGACTGGAGGACGGTTCGCCGCTGCTCCCGGATGTGGAGCTCCTCGCCGCACATCTAGGTAAGACCCACGCGGAACTGCAGGGCGCGATAGCCCAGGCGTCCTCCAGTGAGCCCCGGCCGCGGATGCTCGCGGTGACGTGCGGCGCCGAGTTCGATGACGGCAGCACGTGCCCGGAGACGATCCGCGTTGGCGCGCGTGACCTTCGGACGAAGTGCCCGGCCTGCCAGGCGGAGTGGACGCGCGAGGTGTATTTCCGGATGGCAAATGAGATCGGCTACTTCGAGGAGGCGGCGTGACCGGCATTGAGCAGACCGCGGTCTGGCTGGCCGGGTTCTTCCTGGCCGCCCTGACGTTCGCGAGCGTGGCGAAGACGCGGGCCGATGCCCGGGTCGCGGTCGCGCGGCTGGAGTTGGAGGCGGTCAAGGCACAGCCGGCCCACCTTGGGGTGCCGTGCTTCCCGCCGGCGGACTGGACGCCGGACGGTGAACGGTGACCGACTCCAAGTTCTGGTGCCCGCTCAACTGCGGGTGGTTCCTCAGCGGCTGGCTCTCCGACGCCTCCGCGATAGACCTGTCCGGCCCCAAGGTGCCCGCGTTTCCGTTGCCAGCGTCACCTGCTGGCGTGGACCATTTCGCGTTCAGCGCCCTAACCCTCGAACTGCAGCGTGCCGAGGCGTCCATTCGGTCGCACCTTGAGTCGCATGCCCTGTCGGAGTGGGTGGAAGCCCTGGCAGGCCTTCGTCGCGAGCGTGATGTTGCGCGGGTCGATCGCAACCAACTCGCGGAAGCCGTCCGCTGCGGCCTGGCAGCGGCGGCGAGCATCTTGGAGGCGTCGTGATTGAGTCTTTGCCTCGGCCTGGCGACATAGGCCTGACGTCCGTCCGTGGCCCGGTTGGCCGGCTCATCCAGCTTGGGGAAGCCCTGTGCGGCGATGGCTTCACGCAGTTCGAGCATGCCTTCCTGGTGTTGCCGGGCGGGATGTTGATCGAGGCTCAGCCGGGTGGTGCGGTGATCCGGCCGTTGTCCGACTACGACGGGCGGCATGTGGCGTATGTGGCACCGGCCGGGATGACGGACGGGCAGCGGGAGGCAGTGTGTGCCGCGGCGCTGAAGTACGTCGGGGTGGGCTACTCGTTCCTTGACTACGCGGCGATCGCTGCGCACCGGGTGCACCTGCCCGTGCCGTTCCTGAAGCGATTGGTGGCATCGTCGAAGCACATGCTCTGCTCCCAGCTGGTCGACCAGTCCTTCCAGGATGGCGGGTGCGCGCTCTTCTCCGACCTTCGCTGGCCGGGTTACGTCGTGCCGGCGGACTTGTGGCTGTCGATGGGCGGTGAGCAGCGGTGAGCTTCGACGGCATCGGTCCGCTGCTGAAGTATGACGGCCCGTGGGGGATGGTGAAGTTCGCCGAACTGGGCGGCCATCTCGCGGACCTGCCCGGCCGGGCGGGCTTCGTGGATGCGCTCGCCCAGGCTGAGAAGGGCGCCCGTGGGCGGCTGTGCGGGTACTCCGCACGGCAGGCGACGGCCCTGGGTGAGGCGGAGGAGGAACCGGTGATCGGGCTGCCGTCGCCGCCGTGGTGGGACAGTCGACTGGACGCCATCCAGGGCGATGGGCTGCCCGTGGTTGCGTGGCAGCGGTGCGCGGTGACCGCCTTGATGGATGAGGCGTTGCTGTACGGGGTGTCTTCGCGCTGGCAGGCGTTGCTCGATGAGGGCTGGTCGGGCTGGCTGCCGGAGTTGGAGAGTCGGGTCCGGCTGGTTCCGGTCCGGGCGACGCGGAGGCTGCGATGATGCGGCGCCGTGTTCCTTGGCGCTGCCGCGTGTTTGGCCACGAGCTGGGGCTCTACGGCCTCCGAGGCAACTTCGATCTGGTGGGCCAGCCCCGCGACAACGGCATGTTCACGATCGACGCTTGGTGCGGCCGCTGCGGCACGTGGGTGGGCGTGACGTCCCCGTCGAAGTTCGTCTTCGTGCGGGAGGACAGCGATGGGTGACCACGAGGCGCGCTGCGGCCCTGCCCGCGGCGGCTTCAAGGTCTGCTACTGCCACTGCGGGGCCTGCCGGGATGGTGGCAGGTGCGTGTGCCCGGGCTGCCGGGCGACGGCGGAGTGCCGCGGGAACCGAGGGCGAGAGGAGGCGAGCCGATGGCATTCTGGTTGAAGCGGCCTGGGCAGTCCGCGGACGAGGCGGAGCCGATCGGGGAGACCGACGACTACGAGTACATCAGCGGCTTGAACGCCGGGGTGGACGAGTGGTCGCTGGCATTGCCGCACCAGTGCGACGCGTGGGAGATCGCGTTCGGGTCACTGGAGGAGACGCTGGCGGAGGCGCGGGAGTTCCGGGCCGGCCTGGACGAGGCGATCAGGCGGCTGGAGCGGGCGCAGGTTGAGGATGGGAATGAGCCGGCCCGCTATGCGGCTGCGCGGGCTTCTGCGGCCCGGTCGCTGCGGGCGGTTGAGGCGGAGGCGGCCGGGCTCGGCATCGATCTGGTTGCTGAGCTCGCGCGCTGGCAGGCCAAGCAGTTCGAGGGCTGGTCGCCGTTTGCGGCGATGGCTGACCCGGCGTTCCGGCGGCCGTGGTCACCGCCGTCGATTCCGTCCGGCTGCTACGAGGCCTCGTTCGGGTGGGTGCATGTCCAGCCGGCCTGCCGCTGCGCCAGGGGTCGGCGATCGCATGGCGGCTGGCATGGTGTGCGAGGGTTGCGGCGAGGTGTGCCCGTGGAATCCGTGGGACCGCTGTTCGTGGGGCTGTTTTGATGAGGATCGCAAGGATCCGGCGGAGCACGCGGCGATGCTTGAGGCTGCGCCGGAAGCCTTCGCGTTCTTCATGGGCATCGGGCCCGGCGAACAGGTGGGCCGGGCGGTAGGCTGAGCGCTGCGCGCCAACGCACAGGCCCCGGCTTTGTGGGCAACCAATGCAACGGCACGTCAGCCCAGATGGGCCAGCTTCTCGGCGAGTGCCAGCGGCATGCCAGCGTCGGCGGCGGCCTGGTCTGCACGTCGCAGGAGGGCGCGGATGTACTGGTGGTTGTACGCCCCGGGCTCCTTCAGTTCGGTGTGCATGCGAAGCTGAACGCTGCTGTACAGCTCACCGGCCGCATCGAGGGCGGCGTCCCGCTCGATGTCGGCATTACCTGCTGGAGTGAGGTCGCCGAGCGCGTCGAAGCATTCGCTGGACGCCGCGTCGATCAGCGCGCGGACGGCCGAGTCGGCGAACCGCGGCGCCGCCACGGCGGCGGTGTAGAGGTTGTTCGCGATGGTCACGTTGCCTCCTTGGCGCTGTGGTGAGTAGCACGAAGCCCCGCCGTGATCGGAAGGATTCGCGGTGGGGCCTCAGTGTCCCGGCGGTCGCGCGAGTGGCTGATCGGGCCACGACCCGCCGGGCGTTGAGTGTACGGCGGTTCCTTGATCTTCCGCTGACGGTTTGTCACCGGCTCTGACCAAGAAGCGCGAGCACCTCAGCGGCCGCCGCGCCCTGCTGGGTCGCGCCTGCCCACACTCGCACGCCGTCGAGCCGGCGGAGCAGTGCAACGACGGTGGCGCAGACGTCCTCCGGCTTGTGGTCGAGCCACAAGTGGTCGCCTAGGTCGGCGCAGTAGTCGGGGATGTCGGTGGCATCGCAGTTGGCGACGGGGCAGCGCAGGTCGGTCATGACTCTCCTTGCCTCGGAGTCGGCCCATGGAGTACGGCCGCGAGGTCGTCGTGGAGGTCGCGGCCGGTGAGCGCCTGGTAGCAGTTGCACCCGCAGTAGACGGCGAGCGGCCCGTCGGCCGGACCGGGCACGAACGTCGAACATCGGCCGGCGACCGCGGCGCTCGTGTGGTGGCCGCAGGCGGGACAGGCGGTGATCAGGTTGGTCACTTCCGCTGCCCCTCCTCGTGGCATCCGGCGCAGTCTTCGAGGCCGCAGGCCTGGCAGACGTGCTGGTTGAGTGGGGTGCCGGTGTCGGCGTGGAGCCGGTAGGTGTCGAGCACCTCGTTCAGCGCCTTCCACTGCTCGGATGACTCCGACTCATACTCGTCGCGCTGGGTCTTGAGCCACTGCTCGAACTGGTCGCCGCCTTGGGGTCGGCCAGCCGCGCTGCCCACCACGGCGAGGGCGGCGGCCGCGGCCCCGGGGAGGGTGTCGCAGACCGGGGCGCCGTGGCGGCGGGCGACGTGGATTAGGTAGCGGTTGCGCTCGGGGTTGGGGCAGTTGGGGGGTGCGCCGAGCACGGCGCGGCCGCTGGTGACGTCCAGGCCGAACTCGACGTTTGTCGTCATGCCGGGCAGCGTCCGCATGTCGCGGGGGATCCAGAACAGGATCGCGCCAGCTGCCGCGCGGGCGGCGGTCTCCCAGTCGACCTGGTCCTCGTAGCGGGCGGCCCGCTGGCCGCCCCGGGATTCGGGGCTCAGCACGGTGAGCGGCTGCTCGCCGGTCCACTGCTCGGCCAGGGCGGCGACGGCGGCCGGGCGCCAGGACGGCACGGGGGCGGCCTTGTCCGGGGTGGGCCCGGCCAGGAAGACTGAGGGTCCGGCGGGGATCGGCTCGCGGGCCATGACGAGGTTGACGGTCACTTGCTGGCTCCGTTCTGCGCGGCGGCGCGGGCGGCGTGCTGGGGCGTCCAGGGCAGCGGCAGGTTGTCGCCGGCCTCCCTGGGCACCACGTGGACGTGCAGGTGGAAGACGGACTGGGTCGCCACGCTGCCCTTGCTGGTGATGAGGTTCGCGGCCGGGTGCTCGGCCATCAGCTCGGCGGCGCGGCGCATCACGTTGGCGGTGATGTCCGGGTCGGTCCCGGCGTCGGGCACGTGCTGACGCGGGATCACGAGGAGGTGGCCGGGGTGGACGCCGCCGCTGCGGGGCCGGATCGCGACCGCGTCCGGCCACTGCCGGACGATGTCGGCCGCGGCGTGGCCGGCGGCGATGGCGCAGAAGACGCAGGGCTTCACGGGACTCCTTGGTTCGGGTCGGTCGGTGGTGGCCACTCCTCACTCCCATCCGTACTCGTCGCTGACCTTCTCCATCAGCTCCGTGAGTGTGGAGCTGGAGAAGTGCTCTACCGGCTGGCCGTAGCGCCAGACCTGTTCGTGGAACTGGCCGTTCTCGTACCAGACGCGGCCGTTGAAGTTCCACGCGGCGTGGCGCCCCCAGGCGGGTTCGTTCCGCAGGTGCTCCTCGAACCCGTCGTCAATGGTGTGGTCGAGGTTGCTCATGCCGAGGTCGGTCTCGGCGTAGCCCTCGGGGGCTGACCTGACGCCGTTGCTCATGGCTGCTCCTGGTTGCTGGCGGAGCCGTTCTTGATCCGCCGGCCGATGACGACGACTGCCGCGTCGACGGCTTGCGCGCACTCCGCGGCTTCGAAGCGCGGGTTGTCGCCGGCGTGGCTTTCGCAGCGTTCGGTGATGGTGGTCGCGTTGCCGTCGGCGCGCTGGATGTCGACGGTGATCGTGGTGGTGATCTTCACGGCTGCTCCCCGTTGCGGTCGGTGGTGGTCAGGTCGAGCCGCAGGCTCGGGCTGATGGCGATCGTGTGGCTCAGTGGGTCGTCGTCCCATTCCAGCTCAACGCCGCCGTTGGGCATCGGGTAGGCCCGGAGCGGGCCGGCCCAGTCGGTGACGGATTGGGCGATGCGGGCCGCGTGGGCGATGACGCCGGGCCCGGGCGGGACACCTTCACCGTCGCACCAGCCGGGGGCCAGGTTGCCGAGCTCGTCGAGGCGGTCCCAGATCTCGGGGCGGATGTCGGTCACCACAGTTCCTCGTCGTCCTCATTGGGGTCCTTCCCGTCCCACGGCGCGCACTCCTCCTCGGCGAGCACCTTCTCCAGTTCGCGGGTCAGCGCGACGGTGCTCCATGGCTGGTCGGGGTTGTGCACCCGCCTTACAGCTTCGACGAGTACCTGCTCGGCGACCTCAAGGGCCGCGCTCCAGTGGCGGATGCCGGGCCGGTATTGGGCGATGACAGTCGGTTCGCCGTCACGGTTCGGGTCGGCGATCGTGAGGGTGGTGCCCTGGGCGCAGCCGATGTCGTGGGACTCGAACTCGAAGGCGAGCCGGCCGCGGTCGGTAGTGATCTCGATGAGGTGTCGGACGCGGGAGGTAATGGTCACGGCTGTTCCTTTCCGCTGAAGCCGATCAGTTCGAGCTGCCGCTCTGCCGGGAGTTGGTCGATGAAGATGGCGTCGCCGAACCGGGCGGTCTTGTCGGCGATGGCTTCGCCCAGGTTGGCGCCGGCGAGGGGCACCCATCGGGCCGTGCACCAGGGGTCGCGGTCGAAGTAGTGAAGGCGGCCGTGATCGAAGCACCAGGCGTAGGTCTTGGTCACGGCTGCTCCTCGAGGGCGGCTTCGATCAGTTCGCGGATGTCCTCGTCTTCGGCGGGACCGAGGCCGCCGACCCACACCTCGACGTTCGCGTAGTACTCGCTCACTGCTGCACGTCGCTGTCGACCCATGTGATCGCGGGTTCCTGCCGGACCACGGTGCGGTCGCGGATGATGTACCGCCACGGCGTGCCGTCAGGGTCTTCGGGGTGGGCTTCGATGGTGCCGCTGAACTCCTTGCCGGGGAACGCGTCGATCAGCGACTGGAGTTCGGCATGGATGCCGTGGCCGTTGTAGGCGCGGCTACTGAGTGGAACGACCGCATCCCCGGCGATGATGTTCGTAACGACGGCCTCGGTGGCGGCGAGCTGTAGGGTCTTCAACCCCTGCGGCATGTGGATGCTGACCTGCAGCCAGGTGAGGGGCGGGGTGATGTCGATGCGGCCGGTGAAGTGGGAGTCGTAGCTCATCAGTTGGTCTCCTGTTCGGGCCTGGGTGCGTCGATGAGGTCGTGGGATTCGATCGGGGTGGTGAGTGCTTCGAGGAGGTCGGGGTCGGCGTGAACCTCGGCAGTGGTGCGCCACGCGGCGAGGACAGTATCCAGCGCCGCGAGAGTCTCGGCGTCCGTCCTGTGCCTGGTGCCGTCGGCGGTCTCCGCGATCTCGGCGAGCATCTCGCGGAGCTCGTTGGCCGGCAGGTGGCTGGCCCAGGCGAGCGGGGTCGCGGTCACTGCTTCTCCTCGTTGTTGCAGCCGATTTGGTGGTCGCCGCCGGTGCCGTCGCACACGAGGCGGGCGTCGCCGCGGCACCACGCCTCGTGGCGCAGCGCTTCGAGCTCTTGGGGGTCGCGGTTCCTGAGCCGCTCGATCAGGGCATCGGCGTTGGTGGTCACTGCTTCCCGCCCTTCTTCTCGCGGGTCGTGGGGAACGCGATAGCGGCGTTGAGACGCTCTTCGTCGATGTCGATGAGGCCGAGCTCCAGAAGGTGGAGGAGCCCTTCGCGGAGCTGTTTGCGCGTCACTGTCGCCGGGGTCATGTTGGGCTGCTTGTAGGGACCGTCGGGCCCGAACGTCCAGTCGCTGGCGGCGAAGTCGGCGATACGCAGGATCTCGCGGAATGGGCTGCCGTCGGTGTCGTCGACCGGGATGCGGGACCACTTGTCGAAGGCTGCGGCGGGCAACGGGGGCTTGGTCACTGCTGCTCCTGTCGGTGGTGGCACATGCCGCGGCAGTGGTCGCATGTGTCGACGAGTTCGTGGCTCCGGCCGTCGCACGGGCTGCCACACGGGTTCCCGCCGGTACGCCCCCGGGCGAGGGTGACCTCGCGTGGCCGGTAGAGGCCGTTGCCGCCGACTAGGTAGTAGCCGTTGTCAGTGGCGTACATGCGGACGGAAGCGACCGGAAGGGTTTGCCCCTTATCGGGGCCGTCGACGACGGTCAGCCAGTCACCAGCTAGGTGCATCACTGCTGCTCCAGTGCATATCCGGTGCGGCGGGGCTTGCTGGCCTTGGTGAACGGGGAGTCGTGGAGCTTCGCGAGGGACACGCTCCGGGTTCCGACTTCGCGGCCGTCTTCGGTCAGGGTGACGACGCGGGCGGTGCCCGAGCCATAGAGGCCGCTCCCCCAGGGCGTGACGCCGAGGACCCGGATGCGGGTGGTTCTGCCCGGCGTGCAGGAGCGGTAGGTCTGGTTGCGCTCGATCATCGTCAGCCCTTCGCTCGTTCGGTCCATGTGGCCTTCACGCCGAGTACCGACCACCAGTCGGCGAGCTGCTGGTTGGTGACGGTGCAGGTGTTGAGTTCCCAGCTGATGTGGCCCTGCGGCCGGATCTGCTGGAGCACGTCCTTGAGGGTGGCTTCGAGTTCTTGGACGCGTTCGGCGTCGGTGGCCATGGCTGCTCCTTGTCAGAGGGGTCGTCCGCCGCAGTCTTGGTAGCCATTGGGGCCGTGGTGCGGCATGTAGCAGCCGGCATGCGGGTCGTCGCTGTCATAGGAGGCGACGACCCATGCGGTGCCGCTCCAGAAGTACCAGCGGCCGTCATCGGGCGGCATGGAGCCGTCGTAGCTGGTCACTGCTCGTCCTCCGGGTCTTCCCAGCCCTCAGCGCCGCAGCGTCGGCAGGACCACTGGCGGCCGTCGGGGCCCTCGTAGTCGATGACCTCGTCGTGGTCGTAGGTGTCGCCGCAGATCTCTTCGGTGGTGTCCATCAGTCCTCCGGGTAGGCGTGCTCGTACAGGGCCCAGTGGCCGTAGTCGGGTTCCCACTGCTCGACGTGGATGGCAATGACCCTGGTTGTGTCAGCCTTGGCCTGCTCACGTTCGGCGTTGACCTTGCGGTATGCCTCGGGCTGCGAGCGGTGTTCGGTGCGGACCTTGCCGCCGTTGTCGCAGGTGAGGACGACGGCCCAGGGCTTCGACTTGCGTGCCATGCTTCAGCCTCCGAGGTTGATCAGCATGGACGGGAAGGGGCCGCCGGCCTTCAGCGGGTCGATGTAGTCAGCCGCCTCCCCTGCGGTCAGCGGTCCGCGGGTCGGGTCGAGGGAGCGCACGGCGATCGCGCACCGGATGTCCCTCGCAGCCTCGCTTACTGCCCGCCCGCCGATGGCCTGCTGGTGGCGGAGGAGGACGTCCTCGGCGAAGTGCTGGCGGAGGAACGCGTCGATCCCGGCGGGGGCGGCGTCGAAGCGGGATGGGGCGGTAGTCACGGCTGGATCTCCTTTGCGGGCGCTTCGAGTTCGGGGATGTACGAGCTGCTGGGCCCGACATAGTGGACGCAGGGACACTCGACCTGCTCCCACTTGATCGGCACGTCGCCGCCGACGTAGGCGAGGATCTGCCCGTTCACGATGTGGTGGCAGCCGGCGGCGTCGTGGAACGCGGAGCCGTGCTTGCACTGGCAGATCTCGGCGAGACTGCGACGCTGACGGCGCCCGGTCACGAAGCCGGCGGTGTAGGTGACGGCGGCGATCACCGCACCCGCGAACAGCTCAACCATCGGCCTAGCCCTAACCCTTCGTCGGGTAGGTGCCCCACCCGACTCGCGTGGCCTCAGCCGTGAGCAACTCCCGCCAGCCGTCCGGCGCCGGGCTGTCGGCCCATTCGCCGTCGCCGCGGATCAGCAGCATCGGCTGAATGCCCGGCGAGCCGAAGCGGATGCCGAGGCTCTCCCCGTCGGCAAGCAGCGTGTCGATGACGGCCGACAGGGCTGCCCGCTTGCTTCCGTCAGCGATGACGTACCGGGTTCGGAGGGTGCCTTCGGTGGCTACGCGTCCGGCGTCAGGGTCGTCATCCCCGGTCCAGCCGTCGTCGTAGTAGTCGACTTGGCCGGACCAGCCGGGGGCCTCGTTGCCATGGCTGTCGCGGGCGCCGTCGGGGTTCCAGGTGAGGGTGATGCCGATGGCCCAGTAGTCGGTGGATCGGTTCAGGATCATGGTGCTGCTCCTTGTCGGGTGGCCCGGCCGGTGGCGTGCCGGCCAGGCGCGGGGGTCAGCGGGGCGGTTCGGGTTCCGTGTTCGGATCGGCGAGGCTGCCAGGCTGGGGGCCGTCGGTGCGGCAGTGCCCGCACCAGATGCGGCCCCACTGAGGGGACCGGCCGCACGTGCAGTCCGGGTCGCGGGGCGGGGTGCTCACTGCTGCCTCCACAGTTCCCGCAGCGGGTTGGGCTGCACGGGGATGGTTGCATGGGATGCCCACCATCTCGGCGAGCTGCCGCCGTCTTCGGCGTCGACGAGGTACTCGTAGGAGCCGTCCGGCCACGGGCCCTTCACCTCACGGATGTTGGCGGTGCCGTCACGGTAGGCGGCGGGCCACTGGTGTCCGTAGTGCCGGACGCGGGTGCCGATCGCAAGCGGGATGGTGTCGGCCATGGCGCTGCTCCTCAGGCGTTGCGGGTGGTGTCGTCGAGCCGCTGGGCCTCGTAGGCGGCGATGATGGCGGGCAGGGCGATCGCGAACGCGTTCGTGTCCCAGTAGCCGAAGAAGTAGCCGCCCCGGGAGGCGCAGCTGGCTGGCCACTGGTCGCAGCTGCAGAGGTCTTCGTGGTAGTGGTCGTTGAGGGCCTTGTTGCCAGCCTCGATGAGCTGGTCGAGGAGTTCGTCGTTCACGTGGCTGCTTCCGTTCATGCGGCGTGGCGGATGATGGTTGGGCCGGCTTCGATGCTGGCACGGCGTTCCAGTTCCTGCTGCCAGCCTTCGTCGCTGGCACGCTTGACCTTCTCGCGTTCGATGGCGGCGTCGAGTGCGGCCTGGGCTGCCGCGTCGCGCTTATGGAGCATCTCCGTGCCGATAGCTGCGAGTCGGTCGGCCTGCTCAGCTGCGACGCCCATGACGTCGGCGCTGGTGCAGATACGGGCCCACGCCTGGCCGAGGCTGTCCACCTCCTTGTAAAGGGCGGTCGCGGTCTTGTTGGCGGCGTTCAGCTGTGTACGGCAGTTGAGCGCGACATGCTGCTCGTCGCCGTCTTCGGCGGTACGGACGACCCGGTTGATCTCGCGCCGGGTCACCTTGACGATCTCGGCAACCAGCCGGCGGGCCTCGATCATTTGGTCGCTGGTAAGCCAGTCCAGGGGGAAGCGGCTGACACGCTGGCTGGTGTAGCAAGTGGTGCGGACATACTGCTCGGCTTTGGCGGCCCACTCGTCGCGGGTGGGCCAGCTGCGCTGCGCCATGTGCTACTCCTCAGGCCTTGGTCAGGTAGATCGGCTCGCCCCTGACGGCGACGCCAATCGTTCGACCGTCGGTGCTGCCGATCCAGTGGGTGACCAGCGTGATCGGTACCTGCTGCTCGGCGAGCCGGAGGCGCGCCCAGATCGGCAGGTCGTCAGGGTGGTTCGGGGTGAGGCTGGTCGTGGTCACGTGCTGCTCCTTGGGCTAGTTGGCGTCGAGGATCGCTTCGAGGCGGTCGGCGTAGATGGCGGACACGCCGTGCGGGGAGCAGTAGTCGCGCATCTCGTCGGCGAACTTGCGGACAGCATCGAGCTTGGCTTCGGCGGCGCGGCGGCGGTCGGCTTCGGCGATCAGGGCCTGAACGAGGCGGTCGCCATCGGCGTCGGCGTTCATGAGTGCTGCTCCTCGGGGTTGTTGGGGTGGCCCCCGGGCAGCGGCCGCCGAGTCAGTTGGCGACAGGCTCGATCTGGTCCGGGCTCATCCACGCGGACAGCTGGTCGACGGAGTCGTCGAGCATGACGCCGTATCCGGTGATGGTGGTCGGGTCGTTGTGCGCGTAGTGGACGCAGTTGATCCTGCCGAGCGCGCCGGCAGGGATGTCGGGCTGCTCGGGTGCCCAGTCGGCGGAGTCGAGGTTGATGAGGGTGCGGACGCGCTGTCCGAGGTCGAGGGTCACGAGAGGCTCCGTTCGGGAAAGGCCGGGCGGCGGGTGGTCAGACGAGCTGTTCGGGGGCGACACCGAAGAAGCGGTGCGGGAGGTCCTCGCCGGACTCGAACCAGGCGTCGATCGCGTTCACGTCGCGCTGCTCAAGTTCGTCCATCAGCCAGCCGCGGACCATGGGGACGGAGGGGTCGGTGACGGGCATGCCCTCGGTCATGGCGAAGTCGTAGCAGAGCTGCTCGGTGGAGCGGGCAGCGATCTGCTTGCGGATGTTGGCCTCGGCGTTCGCGGCGCTCTGCTGGGCGGTCATTGGGTCCTCCGGTCCAGGCTGCTCAGCGGCAATTTCTGTCATACACATAATGCGCCGCAGCCTGCCCCCTGTCAAGCGAATGCGCAGAGAGCTACCCTTTGCTGTATGACAGAAACGGCAGAGAAGCCCCGGCGCGGCCGGCCCGCCACAGGAAAGAGCCCGATGCAGAGCTTTCGACTCCCCCAGCCGCTCAAGGACGCACTCGATGCCAAAGCCAAGGCCGAGGAACGCCCCGTCAGCGAAGTCCTGGTCTCACTTGTACGCCGCTACGTGAGCACCCCACCCAGGCCACCGAAGCCCCCCGCCAAGCCCGCCGACCCGTGATGTCACCCCTCCCTGCCACACTTCGCCCACCCGACACCGAGGAGCCCGAATGCCCATCCCGATCTTCATCGTTCGATGTGACTACTGCGGGGAGCCCTGCAAGCGGCAGACCGACGAGCACGGCAACGTGACCTACGTCTGCACCGTCGGCCATGAGCAGGCCGCCGACCTCCCCGCCCCGGCCGGCGAACCCGCGTGGGGGCCCGGCGATATCGTCCTCGACGCCAAGGGCCGGATCCGGGTGCGCTCACGCAATCCGCTCTGGCCCTGGGGATACCCGGATGAAGGCGAGCGCGGCCAGGTCCCGTCAGGCTCACTGGCCGACACCGAAGTCGAGCGGCCGTTGGTGCTACTGGTTCGGGATGGTCGGGCGGTCACGAACGTGGTCACCCAGTCGTAGTGCGGCACGACAAAGCCCCCGCCTCGGCGGGGGCTGTCTGCTTTCCGCGCTGGCTACTCTCCCGGCGGCTCGGCCAGCTTCACTGTGCGCTCACTCCACCGGATCCACCCGTGCTCGACCTCGTTGAGGCCCCACGCGCAATGCACGGCCCAGCCACTGTCCCGGGTCTGCCGCCGGGCGGTGATGAGGACGGACTGCCACTGGGCGTGCATGCGGACCCAGCCGATCTGCCAGGTGGTTTCCTGCGATTCGGGCAGGGTTTCGGACGGGTCTACCGGGCGCGCATCGGACCAGCCGGGCCAGCCGGCGGGTAGGTCACGGTCGCGGCTCAAGTGCGACAGGCCTCAACACCAAGACGGCGCCCCGCACTGTCTTCGACCATGGCCTGCCACCGTCGACCCGGGCATTCGCCGCGGTGCGCGTCGGCGTAGATGTCGGCCTGCGTGCAGGCGACTTGGAAGATGTCGCGCCGCTCCGGAATGGTCGTGTCCTGCTCGATGGTCCCGCTGGCGTCAGGCCCGTCCGCGTCGTGCCAGGTGTGGCCCTGGTCGTCGTTGTACTGGATGCGCCATGGCGGTCACGGTAGCCGTCCCGACCGGGGGCCGGTGCACGCGTCACCCGTGGGGGTGACGACAGGCGCCGTTAGCTCTCGTCGAGGAGTTCGCGCGGGTCGTGGCCGAGGTCGGCACCGTCGGCCGACAGGCCTGCTGCGATGGCCGCTGTGACAGCGTCGGCGAGGCGCTGCTCGGCTGCTTCGCGGATGTCGTACAGGTCCTTGCGGACCGCGCGCTCCACGTCGCCGGGGCGGGCCTGGGTGAGGAGGCCCAAGAGGAGCCGATGGTCCCCGCAGGCGAGGGCTGCCTCGATGGGGCGCAGGTGGACGCGGGTCCGCTCGAGGTCCTCATAGGCGGCGCGTTCACCGCCGGGAAGGCTCGCCACCCATGTGGGCCGGTCAGCCGGGTGGGGCGGGATTGGAGGCAGCCAGTACAGCCACTGGCCGATCGCATTCGCATTGACACTGATCCACTCTTCGGCGTGCTGCTCGATGACGCCGATCTCATCGGGGGTCAGCCGGCGGGCCGGATTGCCAGCGGAAAGCAGGTCGTCGGGGTGGCGGTTGCCGTGCTGGGCCATGGGTTCTCCGTGGGTCTTGGGGTTGGTGATTCTGCTGCCTGGCGCTGGTCTTGGCTAGCGTCCCGCCCCGGAAGGTGTGAGCCTGCCACGGAGCGCCACCGTGCACCCCTAGGCGGCCTCACGGGCTCGGATCGCCCCCTGGGTCCAGCCGAGCCCTGAAAGGCCGCCAGAGCCCCATCGCGAGCCTTCCCGACGGGCCGTCAGTCGCCCAGCGCCCGCCGCGCCCGCTCTTCCCAGTCCTGTGCCCGCAAATCCAAAGCTGACAGCGTGTGCGTGAACCGGAAGTCGTCCCAATCGTCCGGCTTGATCTCCAAACCCTGCCCGGACGCCCGCAGCGCCTCCATGCCGAGGTGCCAGTGCTGCGCCGTGTTGAGGTCGCCCCACGTGCCCCAGTCGTAGTCGCCCTCGTCGTTACGATCCCAGCCGGCCGCCTCCGGGCTGGGGAAGCTGCCGGCCACCGAGTACGACATGACGACCGGTTCGTCATCCCGCGACCGCAGGAACGTGATGACGTCACCCCAGCCCATCCCCTCCCACTTTCGCTCGCCGCCCAACGCCGGCTCGAACCACAGGCCGTTGCGGTACACGCCGCTGTCCAACCCGGCCTGCATGATGCCAGCGACCCAGGCGCGGTTCGGCCCGTCGACCCAGGCGTGAATCTCACCCTGGCCAACGATTCGGGCCGCGAGCTTGACCGCGTCGTTGCCGAGTACCGCCGCGGTGTTGAGTGCCAGCGAGAAGGTCGACAGCGGCCGGCCGCGCCACTGGATCAAAGGGGTGCGGTCATCGTCGCCAGCAACGCGGAACGCGGTCTCGTAGTAGGCCGTCCAGCGGGGGCTTCCGGCTTCCTCGGCGCCGAGTTTGCCCGCGGGCAGCAAGGCGCGGAGCCGCTTCGCGGTGTCGTGGTCGTTCACCTTGAGGACGCCGAGCGCAAGGTCGTAGACCAGGCCGCGTAGGTGGGCCTGCTCGCCGCCCAGGAGCTCGACCTCGCCGGACGGGGAGTGGAAGTAGACGCGGGACATTCTGCTCCTTGGGGGTCGGTGGCAGGCTAACGGGCGTTCAGGCCGAGCAGGAACTCGTGGATCCGCCGGTTGTGCTTCGCGTCCGCGAGTGCGTGATGCTCCCCGCCGCCCTGTTCCGGGAGTTGCGGGTTACCGGCCTGCCAGCGCAGCGACTCCAGCTCGTGGAACCACGTCGGGATGCCCTCCGGCATGCGGGACCAGTCGTTGTCCCACAGCGAATGCAGCCGGCCGATGTCCTGCCCGCCGTACCAGCAGTACAGGTGCGCCAGGGCATGGTCTCCGAAGTAGCGGGTCACGTCGGCACAGATCTGCGCGATGGGCTTGACGTCAGGGTGCGCGTAGTCGAGACAGGCGCCAGCGCCGACCGTTGGCAGGGCGGACCACACATGCTGCCTCAACCAGGGCACGCCCTGGACTACTGCCTGGTTGCAGTTGGCGTTTACGGCGTAGTAGTCGCGGCCCTGATCGTCGGTCAGGCCGATGGAGATGAGCCCGCCCAGGGTTGGGACGGCTGGCACGAACTCGGTGTCCAGGTAAACGCGGCGGGGCTGGGTCACGGGTGCTCCTCCTTCGAGGGCTGGTAGGGCTGGGCGAGGAGCGTGAGGACGGTGCGGACCCGCTCGTCCCGGCCGCAGGTGCACATGCCGGGCCTGACTGGTCTCATCCAGTGGCACAACGAGTCGTGCCCCCAGTTGAGCACCTCGTCGAGCAGGGCCCGCTTCGACGCCACCTCCGCCAGGACACGGGCCGGCCTGCCGCAGTCACACGGCGCGTCACCGCACGGGTCGCCGTACAGCACCTTCTCGCACAGCTTCTCGTGGATGGTGGGCGCCACCTCAACATCTGCATCGCAGCCGGCGCGCACCAGGTCGGCGAGCTCGGGGATGGTCAGGGCGGTCACAGTCCCTCGATCCTGACCAACTCGGCCTTGTAGTCGCGGACCGCCAACTCGAGCCTGGCCTTGGCGTCTTCGGGGACGTGGATGGCGATCTCCGTGACGCGGCTGGCGAGGACCTGCGCGGCGACCTGCTCGGCGGCCCGGTCAGCTTTGTGGATCGTGCACATCTCGGCGAACTCGCCGAACCTGGCATCAAGCGCTTTGTGCTGATCGCGGAGGTCAGCGAGCTCACGCGCAATCCGGTTCCGCTCGGCGATCAGGCTGTGCTTCTCGTACTCGGTCATCAGAGTCTCCTCAGGCGTAGCCGTAGATGCTGGGTGGCGGGTCGTTGTCGCCGCGGGCCTGGGCGACAGCGGCGCGGACGGCGGCGATCCCGCCGGATGGGAGGTAGTTCTCCGGCGGGTGGGGGCCAGCGCACGGCTCGTCTGGGCAGCGGCAGCCACCACAGGCGTCGCAGGGGTCGGTGCCGCAGCCGAGGCAGACGTAGCGGTGGTCGGTCACGACACACCGCCATTCGGCTTGCCATCCGCCTCGGCTTGGTGGCGCCAATCGATGACGGCGTTCAACTCGGCGACACACAGAGCGCAGTTGGGCAGTACCAGCTCGTCGTGTCCGTGGGCGTAGTCGGAGCTGACTTGCGCGGCAGCACGCTCGAAGGAGCCGATCACAGCGCTCCGCCGAGCAGCTCGCCGTCCACCGCCGCGCTCTCCTCCGCTTCGGTGACGGTGAACGGCCCGAGCGGGTCGATGGCGTGCCGGTGCCCTTCGGCATCCTCGACGATCAGCGTCAGGTGCTCGCCGTTGGCGATCGATCCGCCGACAACAGTCCCGGTGAACGTGACCGTCACACGGGTGCCGCGGCGGCCGAACCGGGCCCGCGCCTCGTCGAGCGGGCCGGCGGGTCGCAGCGGCCGCCGCGTGGACGGCAGTACGGTCACGACGGTGCGGTGCGGACGCAACGCCGCAACCGGTTCCGGGCAGCGGCACTGCTTCTTCGACTCGGGCACCGTGCGGTACGGCTTGCGGCAGCGCCCGCAGCTCCACTCCAGCGTGACCGCGGTCGTCTCAGTCGCGTTCACCATAGGTCAGCCCTCCACAACGGTCGGAGCGGCAGGGTGGCCGTAGCGGCGGCAGCCGCACACGGTCGTGCTTGTTGTGCGCAGCGTGCAGATCCCGCCGTGATCCAGGTGGTCGCCGCGCCGGTGCGAGCACTTGTCGCAAGCGTCGTTGGAGAGCGCTGCGACACGGATCCTGCTGACGATCACGTGACGCAGGGCCTCACCCCCGAGGCCGTCAGTGGCATCGGCAGCCATGGCAGCGGCATCGAACAGGGCTGTCCGGCGGACAGAGGCCAGCTCGGCACGCAGCTTGTCAAGCTCGGGGTGGATGACGGCGAGGACGGCGTTCACGGTCTCGGCGGGCGCCCTCTCGGGGAACACCGGGTCGAGCGTGGCGAACTGCAGGCCGCGACGGACTGCGGCAACGATCCGGTCGGCAAGCTCGCCGTCGGTGAGCGGCAGGTTCTGGGTGTCGGTCATGATGCCTCCTTGTGCAGCGGCACGGCCCGGTCCATCCGCCTGCGGTGCTCCGGCAGCCGCTCATCGAATGCGCCGATCACGCACCCTTTGCCACCGATCAGCGAACGGAGCAGCGACAACTGCGCCAACTTCAGGCCGGTCGCCTGGTCATGCGAGCCCCCCGCGGCCGCCTGCTTTTCGAAGTTGGCAAGCCGGTCGAGGGCGTGCTGCACCTTGGTGCGAGCCCAGGCGAGGACCTCGGGGTCACGGTCGAAACGGTCATTCATGGCTTCTCCTCAGCCCCGGTAGGCGGTCAGCAGCCACGCCGGCTGCTCCTGCAGCGGCGTCAGCCCGAGGACAGCGAGCGCGTTGCGAAGTCGCTCGTCCGCCTGGCCGCCGGTCTCTGCAACGAGCATGGCCGGCTCGATCGGCTCAGCCTCGCCGAGGTAGGCCGCGAACTGCGTGGTGACGAGCATCAGGTCGCCGGCCTCGTAACCAGTCCGGTCCAACCGGACGCCCAACTGGCTCTTGGCCGCCCTCCGTCGGTCGAAGTACCCCTCGACGGTGTAGTCGGTCTCCGTGAAGCCGACGGAAGCGAGCAGTCGCCGCTCGGCGGCATCGTCGAATTCGCCTTCGGCCTCGTCATACCAGTCAAGGTTCAGCCCCCACTCGTCGCTGTCCTCGGGATGGACTTCGCGAACGAGCCAGCGCCCGTCGTCGCCTTGGAGCCGGTAGCCGTAGGACAGCTCGGCTTTGATGGTGATGCCCATAACGGGTTCCTTTCGCGGTGGTTTGTGATCCATTGTCCCCTATTTCGGGGCGCACGGATACCGCCGTGCACGGGGTAAATCCGCTGGTGGCAGCGGCAGTTGAACGCGGCAGGACCGTCAGGCGAGATGGGTGGCCGGCCATGTGGTGGCGCACCTGGTGCACTCATGGCGTGGCGGGCAGGAAGTCCGGCCACGCCGGCCAGTGAAGGTCCGCAAGTCCGCCGTGGCCGACAGGCGCTGGCAGGCGGGGCAGCGGCTCGGCTGCGCGGGGAACTCGGCGACCAGGCAGCGGGGCCTGACGTACGTGATCGGACAGGCGCCGGACGTAGTCGGGTCGGCGTTCTCGACGTCCCAGCCGTCGGCGTCCCGGACGAACCTGCCCCAGGCCCGCTCGATGTAGCACTCGGGGGCGTCCAGCGGGCCGCGGAGACGACCCCAGGTCCACCGGGTGTAGCGGGCGACCGCGGCGGCGGTGACACGGTCAAGGTGGTGGCCGAGCAGGAGGAGGCAGTCCTCATCGTCGCTGCTGAAGTCGGCAACCTGAACGCCGAAGATCAGGTCGAAGTCGGCCGCGGCGAACGCCGGCGGGGCGATGTCGGTGACGGTGGTCATATTGGTGCTCCTCTCACGGGATTGGGGGGGCGTGCCGCGCAGGGACAGGCGCGCGGCACACCCGCAGGGTCCACCCGGGTAGGCCTGAACAAGGTCCTCGCTATTCAGGCAACAGCGGCCAAGCCTGAATAAGGCGGCCAGCCTTCGCCCGGCCGATACGGGATCGGACTGCCGGGCCGGCCGCAGCCTTCGGGCCACGAGCCAGCCAACTTCCCGGTCGGGCTCGACCCCTGCAGCGCAACACCCTGGAGCTCATCCTTCCCCGCTGACCGCTGGCAGCGGCTGCGCAAGAACTCGCGGAGGTCGCCCTCCCTGCGAATCTGGCCGACGTCGTCGATGTCGAAGTCGCCGGACACGTCACACGTCCTGCGTCATGTCGACGAAGCGGCAGTAGTGTCCCTGGAAGGCGACGGTGATCGTGCTGGTCGGGCCCGACCGGTTCTTCGCGACATGGAAGTCGGCTTCGCCGGCGCGCGGGGACTCCTTCTCGTAGGCGTCCTCGCGGTGCAGCAGGATGATGAGGTCACTGTCCTGCTCGATCGCGCCGGATTCGCGAAGGTCCGAGGGCTGCGGCTTCCGGTCGCTACGCTTCTCCGCCTCACGGTTCAGCTGCGACAGCGCGATCACCGGGATCTCAAGCTCCTTGGCGAGCAGCTTGATCGATCGGGAGATCTCCGAGACCTCCTGCTGCCGCGACTCGAACCGCTGCGCGCCGCCGAGCTTTAGCAGCTGCAGGTAGTCGATCACGATGCCCTTCAGTTCGACCTCGGAGGCCATCTGACGGGCCTTCGTGCGGATCGACGTCATCGTGAGGTCCGGCGAGTCGTCGATGTAAAGCGGCGCCCCAGTGATCTCGGGGAGGATCTTGGCGACCTGCGCCCAGTCCCAGTCCGTCATGCCACCCTTGGTCTGCATGTGATGCAACGGCACCCTGCCCTCGGCGGAGATCAGCCGCTTGATGACCTCAACCCGGGACATCTCCAAGCTGAAGAATGCCATCCCCAGGCCATGCCTGACGGACGCAGACCGGGCGATGTCCAACCCAGCCGTCGACTTGCCCATGCCGGGCCGGCCCGCGATCGTGATCATCTGACCGGGGTGCATGCCGCCGGTCAGCGCATCCAGGTCCCGGAAGCCCCACGGCACGCCCATCGGCACAGTGCCGTCGTTGACCGCCTGGATCGCATCCAGGACGTCGTCAGCGGAATCCCGAACCGGCGCCAGCCCTAGCGCCCGCACGCCGACGTCGCCGCCCGATGAGGCGCCCATGATCTCAGCTTGGATCGCCTGCACTACCTCCTCCGTGTCCCCCTCGGCGGAGAACACCTGCTGCAGGCCGCGGTTCAGCGCCACGCCGAGCTCCCGCAGCTTCGCCTTCTCCCGCACGATCACCGCGTAATACTCGGCGTTCGCCGACGACGGCGCGGCCTGGACCAGGCCGTGCAGGTAGGTGGGGCCGCCGCAGCGCACCAGGTCCCCCGACTTCTCCAGCGCCCGGGCAATGGTGATCGGATCCGCCGCGTCGCCGGCGGCATACAGGGCGACGATCGCGTCGTGGATCAGACCATGGGCAGGCCGGTAGTACTCGATGCCACGAAGGCCGGCGCCGAGGGCATCATCGATCGCGCGGGGGTTGATGAGCATCGCGCCGAGGACGGACTGCTCGGCGCGCAGATCCTGCGGCGGGGTCCGGTCCAGGCCGGTGCCGACGTGGACCGGGGTGTCGTCGGGGTCATCGTAGGTGTCGTTCATGCTGCTGCTCCTAGGGTTCGGCGGGCGCGGGCCCGGCCGGTGGGGTGGCAGATCGGGCAGAAGTCGATCGTCTGGTCGGGCAGGGTCACCATGTGGGTGACGGGGTCACAGTTCGGCTGCCCGCAGCGCTCCTGGGTCTCGTCGGGGATCCGGGGCGGCGGGAGCTTCTTGACGAGCCGGCCCCGGAGGAATCCGGCAGGGTTGCCGATCGCTGCAGGCAGTCCGTTGGTGAGGGCCGCTTCGAGGCGGTCCGCAGGAACGCGCTCCAGCCAGGTGGCCGCGAGGGGCGCGAGTTCGACGAGCTCGGTCTCGCCGACAGTGAGCCGTGGGTCTTTGGCGGTGAGCTTGGCCAGGACGAGGTAGCCGGGCGGGGGTTGGTTGTTGCGCGCAGCGCTCCCCCCGCCCTCCCGCCCATCCTCGGTCGGCGATCCCGCCGGGGCCGGCTGCTCAGCCGCTTCCGGGGAGGAGGGTGGTGGGGAGGAGCAAGAGGGAGGAGTAGGACCCCCGTTTTTGGGGGGTCTTTCCGCCGATTGCCCCCCGTTCTCGGGGGGCCTTTCGGCCTGATTGGCCCCCGCTGAGAGGGGGTCTTTCTGCTCCGGCTTGGCTCCGTAGCCACCGAAAGCCCCCCGCTCTAGGGGGGTCTTTCGCCAGTCCTGGATGACGCACGGTACGAACATCGACGCGATGCGGTACCGAGTGGTCTTGCCGCGGAAGCCGCCCGAGACCGGCTCGATCAGGCCGCGCTTCAGGAGGGCCGAGCGCATCGCCTCCCACTTCTTCGGCGCCATCCGGACCCGGCGCAGGATCTCCGGGTGTTCGGGGCCGTGCCAGGTCTCCCGGGTCGCATCGTTGGCATCCCGAGCGAGCACAGTGAGGCACCAGCGTTGCGCTGGCGTCACGTCATCTGGGCACCAGTCCATGACCTCTTCGACCAACTTGATCCCCATCAGCTCACCGCCTGGCGGTACTTGGGGGCATCCTCGGTCATGGTGGCTCCAGCTGGGCATGCCGCGGTATCGCGGCGGGGTGACGTGTGCAGGGGAAGGGGCCGCGCCCGACCAACAGCCGAGCGCGGTAGGGCCGTCAGCGGCCGACAAGTGCCTGCGGGAACGGCAGGCCAACGCATGCGGCGAGCTGCTCGCCCGTCATGACCCGCCGTCGGATCAGGACCGGCAGCACGGTCATCAGCCGCCCCCAGACCCGGTCCAGGGCCTCGTCGGCCGCGTCGTGCATCAGCGCGAAGTCGGGGCCGTCATCCGTGCCAAATGCGAACCGGGGCGACGAGTGCTTCAGCAGCCACGTACGGTCGTTGCAGGCCCCCAGCTCGACGACGGCAGCTCGTTCCCGAGTCCACAGAGTCGCCTCGCGCAGCCACCGGTCCTCTGCTCGCTCGCCGCCGGCCACACCGACGGCCTGCAGCCAGCCTTCGTTGGCCACCCCGGTCCGCGTTGCGGCAGCATGGCCAGCGCGGTGCCCGTCGAAGACGATGCTGACCTGAGGAACGTGCAGCCCGGCTTCGAGCCACAGCAGCGCGTGTCCGAGCTCGTGGGCCGCCACCGTGCCGTCGATCTGGCTGCCCGTCAGTCCCATCAGCTCGCGGGTATTGACGTCGCCAACCCTGAACCGCTCCGGAACCGGATGCCGGGTCGGGTAGGGCTCGCCGAACAACAGCAGGCCATCGTGATGCCAGTTCACCGGGCCTCCCCCACAGGCTCGTCGGTGACGACGTCGAACACGTCGCCGTCCAGCCGGTATTCGACATGCGCGGGCATGCCGGCCTGCGTGGACTCGGACGCTTCGTGCGCAGCGGCGAGGGACGAACCGCGGTCGTTGGCCGGGTACGTGTTGATGACCATCACTCCCCCGCCCCGGGGTTGAGGGCCCGGGCCAGGAGCCCGCCGAGGAGGTGCTCCCCAAGCCGGTCGAACCGGGCCCGGGCTGCGGCACGGGCCGACAGGACGTGCTCGACGCTCAGGCGCGGCGGGGTCTTGGTGTTGCCGATCGCCCTGTTCTCCGTCGGGCGGTGGACTGTGGACGCGCTCATCGGGCCGCCTCCTCGCGGTCGACGTCGACCCAGTTGCCGAGCTGCTCACTGAGGACCAGCTCCACCGTGCTGCGATTGAGGCGAGTCGGGTCGAATCCGACGATCAGGGTGTCCTGGTCGACCCAGGCGGCCCGCATCCACGGCCCGTCCTCGGGCAGGGGCACGGCGACGATCCCGACACGCGGCGCCGGGCTGGCAGGGGCGAGGAGGGCGGTCACAGAATCACCGCCGGTGCGGTCGCAAGCTGCTCGCCGAGGACCAGGATGTGGCCGATCATGCGGCGCACGATCGGCGACGTGGCCGGGTTCGACAGGTACGCCTCGATCGCGTCGAACAGGTTCGGGGCCGCGGTCAGGACGCGCAGCGCCTCGACGATCGGGCCCTCGGGGGCGGGGGTGCTAGTCGAAGCACGCAGGTAGTCCCTAGACTTCACCGTAGAACTTCCTTCCTCAATGCTCAGAGGGGTGTTCTGGCAGCGGCGAGGTTGCCACCTCTAGCTGCCTCCTGTGGCTGGGCGGTCTCATCCATCGCCCAGCCACCCGTCTATCCGCAAGCTTCTACGGAGAAGCCCGCGAGACTAGACTCTACCGGTTCTACGTAGAAGTCAAGGTTTTCGCAGAGTTCTCGGATGGGAGCTAGATTGATCTCCGTAGAAGCCGGAGCCCGGAGGAAGTTATGGCAGCTCAGAGCGACAAGGAGCGACTGAACCGTCAGATCGCCGACCGCATCCGCGCCCAGATCGAGGACGGCACGCTGGCGCCAGGCGCCGAGGCGCCCGGCGAGAACGACATCATGCGGGATTACGACGTTTCCCGAACGACGGCCCGCCTCGCGCTTGGCATCCTGAAGTCCGAAGGTCTCCTTGAGGCAAGGCAGGGAACGAAGACCCGCGTCAGGGCCTTCACGCCCATTCGGCGTAACGCAACGAAGCGCCTAGCCCAGGAGGTATGGGGCTCTGGGCGGGCCATCTGGGACATCGACGTCCCGGATCGGAGCCACGCGGTCGACGTCGTGGTTGACGAAGTCGACGGCCCCGCCCGCATCCTTCGCGCCTTCGGGGCAGCCGAAGGGACCCGCTTCTGCCGACGCAGCCGTCGCTTCGTCATAGACGACAAGCCCATCATGTTGGCCGTCTCACACCTCCTGGCGGACATGGTGCGCGGCAGTGCAATCATCCAGGTCAATACCGGTGAAGGTGGCAGCTATGCCCGCCTTGCCGATCTCGGGCACCCTCCCAAGCAGTTCCGCGAAGAGATCCGCGTTCGGATGCCCAGCCCCGACGAGAAGTCCCAACTGGCACTGAGTGCTGGCACACCCGTGATCTGCATTGCCCGCACCGCGGCAACCACCGACGGCGCCGTAGTCGAGGTGAACGAGATGATCCTGGACTCGTCGAGCTACCTGCTCGAATACGACTTTTCGGCCTGACCCCTCCACCACGAGGCCGCCCCTGCATCGCCTAGCTGGCAGGACCAGCCGAGCCCTCCCCCAGTCGGGCGGTCTTCCGGACATTTACGCCCGTCGGCGCTGGCCCGGCGGGTAACTTGGCGTCAGCATCCACACCCGCAAGGAACGGACCCGCCCATGACTGCCCAGCCGATCGAATACAGCTCGCGACCCCCGACGACGATCCGCGAGTTCCGCGGCACCCTCGCCGGCGAGGACCTCGTCAGTTTCAATACCGAACTGGAAGACGTGAAGCTCGGCGAGGTCTCCGGCTACCTCAAGGGCTGGGCGCAGATCCTGCACCTGCGCACCGTCCCCGAGATCGGCGAGGCGCTGCGCACTGCCGGCTCTCGGCCGCGCACTCCGATCGAGGAGATCTTCCCCGAGTGGGGGACCGTCAGTGTCTGACCGCCTGCCCCTGTCCCTTGAGGACGCGGCCCGTGTTGCGGCGATCGTGATGAGTGCCGAGCAGCGCGCCAAGCTGCTCTACACCCTCCGCTGCATTGAGCGGGATCCCGAGCTCGGCAAGCCCTACACCGTTGGGAGCGATGTGTCGGGCCGGATCGTTGTTGTCCCCGGCGATGAGGCGGTCCCGGGCATGAACATCGGCTACCGGGTCCTGCCCGGCGAGATCATCGTCGTTCACATCATCGCCGGCCCGTAGAAGCTGCGAGCCTCGCGCCGGCCCGTCGGACTCGTTGGCTACGATCGTCCACATGTCCGACTTCGATCTGCCCGCCGACCTGATCCAGCTGCAGCAAGACCTCGATGCCGCCCGCAAGGCCACGGATGACTTCGTCGCCTCTGTGGAAGCCGAACTCGCTGCCCTCCCCGCGGTCAGCAGCGACGATGGCACGGGGACCGTCCGGCCGGCTTGGTCCGACGAGCAGAACGCCGAGTTGAATCGGCTTCGCGCTGCGTACATGGCCGCCGCGAAGGCCAAGTGGGAGCACCCCGCGCTGACTCGGGGAAGCAAGTTCGAAGATGCGCTCAGGGCGGTCGCCCGAGCCAAGCCTGCCGCAGTCTGACCCCAGACACACCGAAGGGCGCCCACCGTTGCGGTGGGCGCCCTCGTCATTCCATGGCCATTACTGGCCCACGGCATCTAACGCGGCTGGTCACCACGCAGCCAGAAGTTTCTGCCGTGGCCTTCCAGTAGGCCCCCATGTTCACTCAGCTTCCAAAATACGGACCTGATCGTTTGGGGCGACGTTCCGTACCTTTCGGCGAGGACGGTTGCGGCTGGGAGCGTGCGTCCACGGGGAAACTCGCCCCGCAGGATTGCCGCCCGCAAATCAGCTTCTATCTGCGGTTTGCGCGGGTCGACGTACTGACTCCCGTCCTCCCGGTAGCGCGATCCTTGGTTTCCGATGTGGGAGCCATCGAACCGTGGCATCTCGTCTACGAGTGCCTTGTCCTCGGCTGCCGTTGCAGTGGCCCTATCTGGGAACCACTCGTGGGTCTTGTTGGCGACCAGGTGCCACCAGCCTTGGTAGAGGCGGTGCGTGGCCCAGCGCTTCTCAAGGTCGTGCGTGATGCCGACGTACAACAGGCGTTCTTCCGCGTCGAAGAACCGGTAGAGGGCTGTAGGCCGGTCGGCGAGGTTGCCCATCGTTCGGATGCCTCCTGGGCTGTGCTCACTCAGCGAGCTTGACTTCTACGTAGAAGCAGAGTCTACTAGAGAGCAGAGCTTCTACGGAGAAGCTTGCTCCGTCCGAACTCCACCTCAGGAACCCACAGATGACTGACACTCTGACTCTGCCACCCCCGACCGATGACCTTCTGCGCGTCTCCGAGGTGGCAGGCATCCTGCGACTCCACGTCTCATCCGTCTACCGTCTGGTCGACTCCGGGCGCCTCGACGCTCACGCGCTCGGCGACGGGAAGGTCCGCCGCCGCGGCATTCGCATCTGGCGTTCCTCCGTCGACGCACTGCTGCAGGAGTCCCGCCTGGGACACGAGGCGGCAGCCTGATGTCCGCTCAGGACCCCACCCCCGCCGAGGCCAGCACCGACCCCCTCACCTCCGCGCAGCGCCACTTGGACGTCCTGGTCAACCTGTTCGTCAACGACGGCTCCCTCACTGGCTCGGAGCGCTCCCTCCTCGTCGGAGACATCAAGGACGCGAAGGCCCACCTCGACGAGTTGAAGAGGGGCCTGCGGTGAGCCGCCCCGACATTTCGGCCAGCTGGTCCGACGAGGACTGGGCGGACGCCCGCGAGGATCTCGCCCCGTCGTCGGGCAGCGAACCGCCCGTCGGCCAGTACCCGGCCGCCCCGCCCGAGCACTGGACGTGGGCCGACCCCGACGGCCGGCCCGCAGCCTGGGGGGCGTTCGGTGAGTAGCGAGAAGACCGTCCCCGTGCACCTGGACTGGCTGGAGACGGGATACCCGAACTGGCCCGCCCCCGAGCCGCAGTCCGAACCGTCCGAGAACGAGACCAGCGAGGAGGAGAAGTGAGCAGCGCCAGCGACTTGGCCAGCCAGTACATCAAGGCGAAGAAGGCCGGCGACGACGCGACCGTCGACGCGATCATCGACGACGCGATCAACCGGCTCGGCTCCCGTGACATCACGCCCGGGGAGTACAACGCCCTGCTCGTGGCCGCCATTGCCTTCGAGGACTCGGAGTGAGTACCGCGTGGCCCGAGGGCGTGATCGCCCGCTACCTGACCGTCGGCGGTGCCAACGTCGACATCACCGTTCAGATCAACCACGACAACATCGCCGACGAAGACGGCCTGAGCCTGGTCGACATCAGCCATCTGGCCACGTGCACCGGCTGTGGCTCGATGGCCAAGGCATACAGCGACCGCGGCATCGACGACACCGAGCAGGCCCGTCGCACCGCGATCGACCTGACGTCCCCCAAGGGGCTGGAGATCAAGGAGTGGGCCCAGTCCCACGCCGAGGAGTGCCGGGCGATGCCCCGGCCCGAGGGGGCGAAGTGAGCGTCTGCCAGGCCTGTGGCCACCCGACCAGCCCGCAGGATCCGCCCGCCCATGTCGACGGCTTCGTGATCCACGGGAGCCACCTGTCCGACCCGCGGAGTGGCTTCCATGGACGCACCCCCGACATCGAGGAGGAGAAGTGACCGAGACCACGGTCGATGACCTGCCGGACGACGACACCGACTACCAGGTGGAGATCATGGCGCGGGACATCCTGCACCGCCTCCCCGCGCCGGCCAAGTGACCGCCTACCACGAGCGGCTGGACGAGGCGCGAGTCCTCTGCTCGACCGTCAATCTCCCGCCGCCGGCCACCCCCGCGGACCCGTCCGTCCCGCTCGCCGCCGACCGAATCCTGAAGACCCTCGGCTACCACCCCGACAACGCCCGCCCCTGGTGGGACGACTAGTGACCGTCGTCCACGACGGCGAGGAGTACTTCTACCTCAGCCGCGGCGAACAGCCCGTCACCCACACGGCCGCCATCGTCGGCCGCTTCCACTGCGCCGGCTGCGGCACCACCCAGCAGGGCGCCGAGATGACCGACCTCACGAACCTCGAATACGCCCGGGACTACGTCCAGACCCGGGCCATGTACGCAGCCCTGCACCACGCCAAAACCTGCAACCGAAGGGAATCCCCATGACCATCTGGCGCGAAGGCTACGAAGCCGTCCTCGTCGACCCCTCCACCACCGTGATCGTGAACGGCGTCACCGCCGGCACCGTCACCGGCACCACCCAGCAGGACGGGTACTACGACGTGCACATTGAGGACGCGGACGGCGTCCGTGCCACGTACCGCAACCTGGAGCTCCGCCGCACCGGCCACAAGTGGAGCGGCATCTGCCATAACTGACTTCGCCCCGGGGCGGCCGCCAGGTCGCCAAACTCATCGGCTGCCCCCGGGCTACATCCGACTAGCAAACCAGGCCAACCCGCCCCACCCAGGAGCCCCCCGTGAACGAGCCCGACCTGTCCGCCGGCTGGCAGCCCATCGGCGACGTCATCGCCGACTCGCGGGCCGCCAGCCAGCGGCCCGAATCGGCCACGGACACGCGGATCCAGCGCCTCCAAGTCAAGGCAGCCGAGAAGCGCACCGACCGGCACGACGCCGTCAAGACCTGGGCCGAGAAGCGCCAGGTCCGGCGCGACGACCGTGCCGCCGACCGTGCCGAGCGCCGTCAGGAGAAGGACGAGCGCCGCGCCGATCGGGCTGCCACCCTCGCCCGCACTGGAGCCCGCGCACAGGACGTCCTGCAGCGGATCATCGTCGTCGGGCCAATCCTTGCCCCGATGGCCGTTGCCTGGACCGGGCAGTCCCGGTTCGCCACACAGATCCTCGGCTGGACGTTCATCGCGAGCATCCTGTACGCGGCCGCCTACGAGCTCACCACCGTCTACAACGCGTGGCTCTACCACCAGGCCCGCACCGACGGAGACAGCGGCTGGGAGTACCGGCTCGGCACCTGGATCTTCGCCATCGGCGCTGCGGTCCAACAGTGGTGGCACTACTCAAACCACTGGCACTCGACACCGCGGTCCGTCACCTACTCGATCATGTCGATCGTCGGCGTGCTCCTATGGGAGGGCCGGGCCCGTCTCATTCACCGCCGCAAGCTCCGCGCCGACGGCAAGCTCGCGCCGGCCCGCCCCCGGATCGGACTGGCCCGCTGGATCCGCTACCCGGTCCGGTCATGGACCGCCTGGTCCCTCATCACCCTCGAAGGCCACCGGACCCTCGATGCGGCGTGGACCGCCGCCGACGCGCACTTGCGGTCCGAGAGGGACATCCAGGCGGTCCGGGCCTCGGCTCGGCGGTCCGCTCGGGAAGCCCAGCGGACCGAGCGGCTGGACCGGAAGATGGGCCGGACCGGACCGGAGCAACTGACTGTTCCGGCCCGCACGGACCGCCCCGCGCTCACCGCCGGACCGGACCGGTCCGCCACGGACCAGGCGCAGGCGGCTGACCGGACCGATGCACCGGACCGCTCCCCTGGAACCGCCAGTGGACCGAACGCCGTGGACCGGTCCACGGCGGCCCGACAGGCGCTGACCAGCCCGGACCACGGACCGAACGCAGAAAACCAGGCGGACCGCGACAAGCCCTCCCCGGCCAACAGCGGCCCGGACCGGACCGAAGTGGACTTCGCCCTCAACGATGTTGAGCGGGAAGCCATCGAGCTCCTGCGGTCCACCAAGCGGTCCATCAGCAAGCGCAACATCGCCGACGCGGTCCGCAACGACTTGGGCCGGTCCATCGGATCGGACCGGGCCGCCGAGATTGCCCGCCACTTCCGGACCCTGCGGCCCGCCGCCTAACGGTCCACCACTCCGGTCCGACATCAACTGGACCGGTCCTCTCCCGCCCACAGAGCAATGCCCCCGGTCCGGTCCGGTCCGGTCCAGTCCGCCCCAGGGCCCCGCCAAATATCAGGCCCCCTCGCCCCGATTGGAGACGCACGATGAGCGACTGGATCGCCCTGGCCCTCGCGCAAGCAGCCGTCGCGACCGCCGCAGGCCTCATCGTCCTGTGGCTTCGCAAGAAGGAGACACGGTGACCACCAACACCCAAGCCCCGCCCCCGCCGAACTACCCGCCCACCGCCGGAACCACCTGGTGGGGCCCCGCCTCCGGGGTCGTGTTGACACCTGAGCAGATCGCCGCTGCCGAGGCCGCCCAGCAGCGCCTCGCCGCCACCCTCACGGCCTCCATGGACCTCCTGAACCGCGCTATCACCGAAACCCCCGAGGAGCGCAAGCAGCGCCTGCACGATGAGCAGCAGGCCGCCGACAAGGCTCGCCGGGAAGCCGACGACGCCATCCGCGCCAGCCTGGGGGAGACCCCCGAGCAGCGCGCCGAACGCCACCATGCCGAGGACCGCGCCCGCCGGGAACGCGAACGAATCGAAGACCGCGAGAAGCGGCACAAGACCCAGCGCGCTGCGACGCGACTGTGGAAGGCCAGCCCCGACCAGCGCGCCCGCCGCTTCCGCCGCTGGTGCACCCTCACCGCCCTCTCTGCCTCCATCGGCTACTCGATCGGCATCGTCCAGTGGGTCGGCGGCCTTCCCGCCCTGGTTGCCGGGTTTGCACTGATCCCCACGTACGCCTTCGACCTGTACACGCGCAATTGTTCACGCCTCTCCGCCCTAGACGGTTGGCTCCCCGTTACCGCCGTGATCTTCACCCGCGTACCCGTCGCCTCCGTGCTCGCCTCACTGCTCCACCTCAACCAGCTGCTCGCCGCCAGCGGCCACCTTTTCCATCACCACTGATCAAGGAGTGCAACACCATGTCTGAGCAGTTCGGCGCGTTCGGGTCCGGCGGGGTATGCCTGGTCATCGCGGTGTGGGTGATCGTCGGCCATCGGGGCAAGGGCAAGCTTGCCAAGATGCACGAAGATCACCACACCGCATGGTGGATGATCCTCTTCGGGAGCTTCGCCGCCAGTGCCGGCCAGGCATTCAGCGCGCCGGGCAAGGTGGGGGAGGCGTTCACCCACGTCTTCACCTCCCAGTCCACCGCGTTCGGCGAGGTCGGCGTTGGCGCCGCCGCAGTGATCCTGACGATCGTCCTGTTCGGTACCAAGCCACGCCCGCTCCTGGACAGCATCCTCGGGGCCACCGTGCCAAGCGTGTACGCCGCCGCTGGCGGCCTGTGGGCCCTCCCGCTGACCGTGGTGGACTCGGTAGTTAAGTCCCTGGTGGGTGCCTGATGGCCAGCCAGTTCGCCGTCGCCCGCGCCGAACACTCCGAGGCCCTGGCTGCATGGAGGGCCCGCTATGCCAAGGCCCGCGACATTAAGGACCCCCAGCAGCGCGCCGCGGCCCTCGAAGCCCTCATGGGGGAGCGGCCTGCCCACCCCTACCTCGCAGGCATCTCCCTAGCCGCCCTCTTCCACGGCCACCGAGTCCTCCTGGCCCCCCTTAAGGGCTGGCGTAACGACGCCAAGGCCCAGCACGCCGAGGCCCTGGAAGCATGGCGGGAGCGCCGCGCTGAAGCCCAGAAAATCAAGGACGCGGACCAGCGCGCCAAGGCCCTGGAAGCACTCAAGGGGGAGAAGCCCACCAGCCCGATGCTGACCGCCATCGGATGCGTCGTCGTAGGGGCCATCGTCGTGGCCCCGATCGCCCATCGGCACGTAGGCACACTGGGCACGCTCCTGACCTGGGGGCTCCCCCTGTGGGTGATCGTTGCCCTGATCGCCGGTCAGAAGGCCGGCGCGCCTAAGACCGCCGACGCCCTCGACCAGGAGGACGACGACCAGGCCGGGGAGGATCAGGCCGACCAGGACCCCTGCGAGGAGCTCGAACCGGCCGGCCCGACCCCTGCCGTGGTGCACGCCCTGATGGCCTCCGCGGCGGCCGCTGGGGCCAACATTCTCCTCACCCGGCTGGCCACCGAACTGGCCGCCTCCCACCCCGACTGGGAACCCTCCACCAAGGCCGTCCGTGCCCTCCTCTCCGAGGCCGGCATCCCGGTCCGGGCGGGGGTGCGCACCCCAGACGGCAACGGGCCTGGCATCCACCACCAGGACGTGCCGCCGCTTCACTCCCCCTCCGTCCCCGCCCCTGTTCCCGCCGTTGTTGCCAACGTTGGCGCAGGTCAGAGCGCCAACGCCAACGCCAACAACGCCGAGATCCGGGGTGCTGGGGAGGGGTGCATCTACGTGGCCGACCCCGACAATCCGGCCCGCACGATCATCATCCAGACCAACGCCGCCGCGTGATGCCGAGGCCTGGGCAACCCGTCCAGGCCGCCCCCTTCCCTATCCAGGAGACCCCCATGGACCGCACCGACCAGAACCTCGACGCCGGCATCGCCGACACCCAGTCCGTCATGGGTCGCCTTGAGCAGAAGGCCACGATCTTCTCTGCCATCAACACGGCTCTCCTCATCGTTCCCGCAAGTCTCGGCCTGGGATCCTGCCCCACCCCGGTTGTTTTGCTCGCCGGGATCAGCATCACGATCGTGGTCGCGGCGCTCACGCAAGGGCTGCTCGCAATCCGGCCCTTCCTTGGCGGCTCCGACAGGTCGTCGTTCCCTTGGTGGGCAGAGGCGGAACCCGCGGAGCTCGACGCCACACTCGCGATGGATAACCGCAAAGCCCAGCTGGTCAACCTGCCGAAGATCTGCATGGGGAAGATGGTCAAACTGCAGCGGTGCAGCGACTGGACGATCGCCGCCTTCGTGGCGCTTGCCGTCACTGTGATCGCCCGGGCTGCCCTCTGAACTGCCGCCCAGCGGGCCCCGGCTGGGCGAGCCGCACCGGGCCCGCGCCCTGGCAGTGACATCGGCCAGTCGAGCAGCAGGACTTGCCAACTCGCTCGCGATCAATAACACTAATCCCAACGGCATCACTGTGCCTCGAAACGAGCCCCGCCCCCGCTGGCGGGGCTTTCGTGCGTCTAGGGGGTGCATCGTGGCCCTCGACCTTCGCCTCCTTCACGCAACCCCGGACCAGCTCGTCGACGTCTTCGAGACCGCACGCTTCTTCGGGGTAAAGCCCGTGACGATCCGCCAGTGGACACGCCTCGGCTACATCACGCCGATCATCCGGGGCGAACTCGGACGCAACAAGCGCAGCTTGTACTGGCTGCCCGACCTCGTGGCCTACAAGAAACTCCGCGACGGCAAGCCCGAGGCCGCCGCCGCCTGAAGCTCCCGCCGGCCCGCTTCCCTGCGGGCGTCCTGGCGGGACGGCCCGCGTCGTCCGAGGGTGCGACGCAGGGCCCTGATGGGGGTTCCGGGAGTGCCGCCAGTCGACGAGCTGACGCCGGCCCCGGAACCCCCACACCCTCCCCAGCTGCCGATCAGGAGGATTCGACGGTGAAACGCCTACGCCGAGACCTCTGGTGGTGGGCCGAGCGGCGAGCTGGACAACTGTGGTCCCAGGCGTGCCGTGACGGCACCTCCTGCTGGCTCGACTGGCTGCCCTCCTACTGCGCCCGCCGCCGGTACGCCGCCGAACGCGCCCTGCACCCCGAGCTGTTCATGGCGGCCGAGTGACCGACAATCCGTGGCGCGCCCTCGACGACCCCTTCACCGAACCCGACGACTGGGCGCCGATCCCCGGCACCTGCTCTCGCTGCGGCCAACCCGCCCACCTCGGCGAGCGGCGCTGGTGGCACCTCGGGGACGTCTGCCCGAGCCGTGGCAGGCAAGCCGACTTCCTGCCCGACCCGCCAACACCGGCCCCGTGCCCCGACTGCACCACCTGCGACAGTCACGGCGACTGCCCCACCTGCCGCCATCGGTATTTCTGACCAGCCCTCATCAAGGAGACGCCCATGTCCAGCATCATCGACGACCTCAAGGCCCGGTTCGCCAAGTTCGGCGCCGAGTTCCACGACGCTCTCGACAAGCTCCGCGGCGACGAGAAGCAGCTCGCCACCGAGGCCAAGGCCGACGTCACCAAGGTCGAGACTGACGTCCGCCCGGCGATGCAGGAGGCGCAGGCCGACGCCGAGAAGCTCGCCGGCGAGGCTGTCACCGACATCAAGCAGGCCACCCAGCCGGTCGCCAACCCCGAGCCGCCGACCGCGGCCTGACCGGACCCCAGTCCCAGCGCGCGAGATCGGAAGGCGTCCATGGCTAACGGCAACAAGCCGACCTGCGGCGCCAAAACCCGGCAGGAGGGCAGCGCCGAGTTCTGCGGCCTGCCCGCCGGTTGGGGAAGTGACCATCCTGGGATCGGGCGATGCAAGTTGCACGGCGGCAACACCGGGAAACAGCGCGTCGGCGCCGCCAGGGTCAGGGCCGAGCAGGAGGTGCAGCAGGTGCTTGCCGAACTCGATGTCCCAGCCGTCGACGACCCGCTCACCGCGCTGTCCCAACTCGCCGGACAGGTGGTCGCCTGGCAGACCGCCACCGCCACCCTCGTCAACCGGCTCGACGACCAGGTCCGCTACGAAGGTGCTACCGGAGCCGAGCAGCTCCGCGCCGAGGTCGGCCTCTACGAGCGCGCCATGGACCGCGCCAACACCGTGCTGTCCACCATCGCCCGCCTCGACATCGACGGACGCCTTGCTCGTATTGAGGAAGCCAAGGCGCAGATCCTCATGGAAGCCGTGCAAGCTGGCCTCGACGCGATTGGGCTCCCCAGCGAGCAGGCCACCACCGTGAAACAGGTCATGGCGCGGAGGCTGCGGGCCGTGTCCTGAAGGCGGTGACGCCATGGCGCGCCGCTCCGCATTCACCGTCCTCGCCGACCAGTTGGAAGACTCCACCGCCAACCAGGCCCGCGCTGCGGACTACGCTGCCGACCCGGCACTGTGGGCCCGGGAGAAGCTCGGCGAACACTTCTGGTCCAAGCAGGTCGAGATCGCCGACTCGGTCCGCGACAACCGACTGACTGCCGTGCAGAGTTGCCACGGCGTAGGGAAGTCCTGGACCGCGTCGCGTCTCACCGCCTGGTGGCTGGACATCCACCCGCCCGGCGAAGCCCGCGTCGTTACCACCGCCCCCACCGGCGACCAGGTCAAGGCGATCCTCTGGTCTGAGATCAACGCCGCCTTCGCAACAGCGGCAGCCCGCGGCAACCCGCTTCCGGGCCGGATCAACGAGACGGACTGGAAGCTCGGCAAGCGGCTGATCGCCTTCGGCCGCAAGCCCAGCGACTACAATCCGCACGCCTTCCAAGGCATCCACGCCAGGTACGTCCTTGTAGTGCTCGACGAGGCCTGCGGCATCAACAAGCAGTTCTGGGTGGCCGCCCAAGCGATCGCCACCGGCGAGCACTGCCGGATTCTCGCCATCGGCAACCCCGACGACCCTGGATCCCAGTTCGCCAAGGTCTGCGCGAACGACCGCTGGAACACCATCCGGATCTCCGCGTTCGACACGCCGAACTTCACAGGCGAGCCGGTTCCCGATGACCTCAAACCGATGCTCGTCTCGCACGCCTACGAGCACGACATGCGCACCGAGTTCGGCGAGCATGCCCCCACCTACATCTCCAAGGTGCTCGGCCAGTTCCCCCACGACGCCGACGACGGCGTGGTACGACTCTCCGCCGTCCGCGCCTGCGCGCTACCTCCCTCCACGCCACTGCTCTATACCGACCTGACGCCAGTGCAGTTGGGCGTCGACCTAGGCGCCGGCGGCGACGAAACCGTCATCCGGGAACGCCGCGGCATGCGGGTCGGCCGCGAATGGCGCAGCCGCGAGAAGGACCCGACCAAGGTTGTCGATGTGATCGTCGCGGCGATCCGCGACTCCAAGGCCACTGTGGTGAAGGTCGACTCCATCGGCATCGGCTGGGGCATCGTCGGCACGCTGCGGGAACGCCGCGCGAAGGGCGAGCACGACGCCGACATCATCGGCGTCAACGTGAGCGAAGCCAGCACCGAGCCCGAGAAGTTCGGCCGCCTACGCTCCCAAATCTGGTGGCAAGTTGGCCGGCAACTCTCCGAAGACCGCGGCTGGGACCTGTCCGAGCTTGACGAGGACGACCGGGAACGCCTGGTGTCCCAACTGACCGCCCCCAAGTACTCGCTGGACGCTGCCGGGCGGATCGTCGTCGAGCCCAAGCCCGAGACGAAGAAGCGCATCGGCCGCAGCCCCGACAATGCCGACGCCCTGCTCCTCGCGTTTTACGCGGGCTCCGGGTCTGACGCACACGCCTGGATCAACCACTTGCAGCGCAAGGTCGGTGCCGACGCCGACACGGCACCCGAGGCAACATCCGCTTCGCCGGCCCCCGCCGATGCCCTGGCCGCAGCCCGGCACAACGCCTACCGACAGCAGCGCTAAACGACGGGGGGCTGCCGGGATGGTCGACCCCCGCCGCATTGCCAAAACCTACGGGGAGCCCGCCCCCATGGCGGCCGGCGAAGCGGCCGCGCGGATGACGCCGACGTCGCCCTTCTCGCCCGGCGCGCCGATCAACCCGTACGACGGCTACTCGCGGACCCCGCGAGTGCAGGAGTACGTGCCCGGTTACAACATCTCGGCGAGGCCCCGCTCCCATGAGCGGGTGTCGTTCGAGACGCTGCGTGGGCTGGTCAACTCCTACGACGTTGCGCAGATGTGCATCTGGCATCGGATCGACTCGATCCGGTCGTTGGACTGGTCGCTCGTCGCGGCCCCGCACTTCGACGGGGACGTCACCGATGCAGTCCGGGTCGGCATGGCGGTGCTGTCCAAGCCGGATGGTCGGACGCCATTCAGCACGTGGCTGTCGTCGTACCTGTACGACATCCTCGCCTATGATGCCGGCGCGCTCTACCGGCTGCGGAATCGTCGCGGAGATGCGATCGGGCTGCTGAACGTGGACGGCACCACCATCGCGCCGCTCCTCGACTACTGGGGCCGTCCTCCCGCCGCGGCCGCACCCGGGGAACCCGAGCCGGAAGCCTTCGTCCAGTACATCAACGGCCTGAGCTGGAACTGGTTGACCCTCAGCGACCTGATCTACCAGCCGTTTCGGAAGAAGAATGACTCCCCGTACGGGCTGTCTCCGCTTGAGACCATCCTGCTCAATGCCAACACCGACATTCGGTTTCAGGTCTACTTCCTGCAGCGATTCACCGAGGGCAACATCCCGGAGGCCTTCGCGTCAGCCCCCGAGTCGTGGTCACCCGACCAGATCGAGCAGTGGCAAGGCCTCTGGGACTCGTTCATGTCCGGCGACCAGGCCCAGAAGCACACCATCAAGTGGCTTCCCAGCGGGTCGACGATCGCATGGTCGAACGAGAAGGACTTCACAGACGCGTTCTCGCTGTTCTTGATGCGCAAGACCGCCGCGGCCTATCACGTGGTACCGAGTGACTTGGGGTTCACCGAGACCGTCAACCTGTCCTCCTCCGAGAGCCAGGCCGACGTGCAGCACCGCGTCGGCGACCTGCCGCTGATCCGGCACGTCCAAGGGGTTCTGACCCGCTTTCTGCAGGACGATCTCGGGTTGCCGCTCGAGTTCCTCTGGGACCTGGGCGAAGAGCAGGCCGACCGCCTCCAGCAGGCTCAGGCTGACCTGATCTATATGAACTCGGGCGTGATCGGGGCCAGCGACATCCGCGAGATGCGCTACGGCCTGGCCGAGCCGGCAGGCGTGCCCGTGCCGCGGTTCATCTTCACCGAGCGATCCGGTCCGATCCCGCTCGCCAGCCTGTACGCGCTGGCCGGTCAAATCGACTCGGCCTCCGCGGCCCCGCTGCCGGGCGCCCAGTTGCCGCACGCCGCGTTCACCGCGGCCGAGGGTGTCGTCCCGAACCCGCCCGTCCTGACCGCACCCCTTGCCGAGCAGGAGTACGGGCCGTCCGCGATCCCGCCCACACCGCAACCCCCGGCCCCCGAGGCCCCGGTCGGCAAGGACGCCGGGGCGCTGACGGCCGGGATCACGACCGCGACTGGGATCACCGGGTATGACCTCGTTGGCCGGCGCGAGGACGACGAGGGTGACGAGCCAGAGGCGGACCAGCAGCGGTTGGCCAAAACTGAGCTTGCGGCGTTCCGAAAGTTCGCCAAAGCCCGCCGCCGCGCCGGACGTTGGCGGGACTTCGAGTTCCGGCATGCCGACCCCGTTGACGCCCGACGGTTCAACCAGGGCGGCCAGCTCGCGGTCCGCAAGGACGCCGGACAGATTGCGGTTGCCGGGCTTGCCGTGATGGCAGCCGACACCGGCCGCGTCCTCATGCTGCAGCGATGCCTCGGCCCTGAGGATCCTGCTGGCGGAACCTTCGAATTCCCCGGCGGTCACCTCGAGGATGATGAGACACCGCTGATGGGCGCCTGGCGGGAGTGGGCAGAGGAGACCGGATGCGTCCCGCCGCCTGGCGTGCAGACCGGCACGTGGACGAGTCCGGACGGCATCTATCAGGGCATCGTCTGGACTGTCGACTCCGAGGCCTTCGTGCCCGTACGCGGCGATCGGGAGATTTCCAACCCAGATGACCCGGACGGCGACCAGGTCGAAGCGATCGCCTGGTGGGACCCGGCGCAGCTCGACGACAACCCGGCAGTACGTCCCGAACTGCTCGCGTCGCTACCCAACGTCCTTGTCGCTCTCGGCCGTGCGCCCGACGACGAGACCCCCAACGCATAGGCGGTGTGGCATGCCTGGGCCAGAGGCCCGCTTCATTCTCGGCTTGGCCTACCAGGCTGGCCGGGACCCACGCATCGCAAAGGGCGCCGACGGGGGGCGCGACTTCTTCACCGCGGAAGAGCTGGAGAAGGCGTGTTGGTCCTTCCTGCCGGGCGGCGCGGACGTTGGGCTCTTCCACGGCCCTGACGACACGATCGGACACTTCACGGTGACCGAGTCGTACATCTACCGCGGCCCTGACTGGGGACAGCCCGACGGCACAGTCATCAAGGTCGGCGACTGGCTCATCGGCGGCATCTGCGACGCAGCCTCATGGCAGCTCGTCAAGTCCGGGAAAGTCAACGGCTTCAGCCCCCAGGGATTCGCCCGGCGCATCACACCACGAGACGTCAGGAGCGACCCGTGACCGACCTCATCCCCGACGACGACGGCTTCACCGAACTGGTGGACCCCCACGTGCCACGTGTTGACCTCGTCGGCGCCCCCGCGAACGGCGCGCCCGGCTGGCTGCTGATGAAACAGGACGCAGGCGCCGGGCTCCTCGATCCCGACTACATCCGCGGCCTGATCGGCAAGTCCGAACCCACCGACAACAGTAGGGAGACGGTGACCATGTCCGGCAGCCCCGGCGCAATCGCCCGACTTATTCACGAGGCGAGTCTGCGCCACGAGGCCACCGGGGACGTGACCAAGATGCTCGTCGACGCCGACCCGGACGACGGAATGGACGCCCTCGACCCGACCGTGCCGCTCGCCGAGCCGGACAGCAATGCACCCGGGTCGCCGACCGAGCCCGGCTCGCCGGCCTGGGAGACGGTTGACGCCGCCACCGCTTGCAAGTGGACGGCGATCCTCGCCCGCGCCCGCGCAGCCGTCGAACTCCTCGCGGACCGGGAGATGCTCGAGGCCGCGTCTGCCGACCCGGACGATGCCGACAACGCCATGGACCTGCAGGACGCGGCCTGCGCCATCGACTACGCCATCAGCATCCTGGCGCCATTCGCCGTCGCCGAGGAGACCGAAGCAGCCGTCGGCGCCATGGACGTCATGGCCGCGGTCGGCAAGGCGCTCGCCGCCTACGACTCTGCCGGCCTCGACACGATCGAGGCCGCCACCGCGATCCGCAAGGCGGGCCGCTCCCTGTCCGCCGCCAACGAGCAGGCCATCCGGGATGCCGTCAGCAGCCTGCAGACGGTCCTGGCATCGCTCCCCGCCGCGCCGGTGGAGAAGACCGCGAACGAGGAGCAGGACATGCCGAGCCCGACCACCTCCGATGAGGCGACGAGCGATTCCGGGCAGCAGCCCGCGATGGGCAGCCGGGAGGCGGATCCCAAGCCCGAGGCCGGCGCCCCCGTCGCCGAGGTCGGCAAGGCCGACGGCGAGAAGACCCCGATGGTCGTCGTCTACGACCAGAAGGGGCGCCTGATCGGCATCGTCGACCCGGCCGACGTCATCCCAGTGGCGAACGCTGAGGCTGACGCCGACGACATGGATTCCGTCGATGGCGACGCCTCGGACGACGACACCGACGAAGCGTCCGACGACAACCAGACCGCCGACCTGGCGCCGCAGCCCGCGGATCAGGCCGGCACCCCCGCCGACGCCGTCCAGGACGACGACACGGTCACCAAGAGCACCACCACCAACGACAGCACCGATCTCTCGGAGATGTTCAAGAGCAGCCTCCTGGCTGCGGTCGAAGACGTCGTGACGAAGCAGAGCGCCGCCCAGGCAGAGCGCCTCGCCACCATCGGCGATGCGGTCCTGGAAGTTGCGGGCCTCGTCGAGACCCTGAAGGGCCGCATCGGAGTACTGGAAGAGCAGCCCGCCGAGCCCAAGGTGTTCACCCAGGGAGCCGGGCCCCGCCCGCTGCCTCAGCACCTGCGCGGCCACGACCAGGGCACCACGCCCACAAACGTCGACCTCACCAAGGCCGCCGAGTTCAAGAAGCAGCTCTACACCGGCGGTGACGCCGGCGCACAGCAGCAGGCCTTCCTCGGCCTGCAGGAGATGGCCATCGCCCAACTCGCTGCCATGCGCCGCCAGTAGACGGCCCCCAAAGCTCGCACACTCTTCCAACAGCCCCCGAGAGCGCTAAAGCGCCCGGGGGCTTTCGCATGCCCAGGAGGCACCCCGTGAGCAACGCGCTCGACGAAACCACCCAGGAGACGCTCGCCGCCATCGAGAAGGCGCAGACGACGGGCATCACCACCCAGACCGGCATCACCAACTACGACCTGTCCCCGCTGGTCCAGCTCATCCCCGTAGTGACGCCGTTCCGGGACAAGGTCTCCCGGGAGAAGTCCCCGGCCGGCGCGAAGTACGCCGTGTGGCGTGCACTGATGAACGCCACCGGCTCCCAGCCGTCCCCGGCGATCCCGCTCGACTACGCGGCGAACGCCGTCGTCTTCCAGGAGCAGGACTTCCAGGCGACGTACAAGAAGACCGGCTACTTCGGGACCGTCACCCAGGACGCCTACGACCTGGCGGAAGGCTACGCCGACCCCTACGCGGTCGCGACCTTCCAGACGCTGAACCAGGCCCTCATCGGTGACGACCGCCAGCTCCTCTGCGCGCAGTCGTTCCCGCTCGCCCGGCCCGGGGCACCGACCCTGACTCAGGTGGCCACCGGCGGCACCATCGGCGCGGCAACCGTGTACGTCGGCGTGGCCGCCCGCACCGGCACCGGCTGGTACTACGGCAACGGCAACTCCCAGGGCAACTCGGGGAGCACCACGTTCGCCGCCGGGTCGACGAACAGCATCACGGCCACGGTCAGTGCCGTGCGAGGCGCAGTCGCCTACGACTGGTTCCAGAGCTCGAACGGCACGACCTGGTACTACTACACGACCACCACCACCAACACCGCGTCGATGACCAAGGTCATCTCCGCGAACCAGGCACTCCCCAGCGGCCCCGGCTACCCCGACCTGGCCAGCTCCTGGCAGGGCACCGCGAACAGCGTGCCGACCTTCAACGCAGCCGCCGACAACAACTCCGGCGTCGCCGCCGAGTACGACGGCTTCATGGCCTCCCTGTCCGGCGACTACAGCCCGACCGGCCAGTGGGTCCAGGCCGGCACCGGCAATCCCAACCCGTCAGTGTGGCACAGCCTCGACGGCGCGGGCCTCACCCTGACCGGCGGCAGCATCGCCGAGATCGAGAACTACCTGTTCCTCGCCCTGTGGCAGCAGGTCAAGTGCAGCCCGACCGCGTTGATGATGAACGCGACCACCGCGCAGGAGATCGCCAACCTCATCCTCGGGTCCTCCTCGGCGACCACGTTCCTCAACACCGACTCCAGCGGCCGTATCAGCGTCACCGCCGGCGGCCGGGTCGGCGAGCTGATCAACGCCCCCGCCGGCGGCGTGACCGTGCCCATCGAGGTCCACGTCTCCCTGCCGCCCGGCAGCATCATCGCCCGCACCGACCGAGTGCCGTTCCCGCAGGCCAACATCTCCAGCGTGCTGGCCTACCGCAACCTGCGCGACATGAGCCAATTCGACTACGGGATCTCCCGCGTGGCCAACACTGCAGGTGGGGGCCCTCGCCGCGACTTCGAAATCGACAGCCTCGGCGCGTTCTGTAACCGGGCGCCTGTCGCGATGGGCGTCCTTTCCAACGTCGCCTGAGCTGCAGTTTTCGCACCACGCGGCTCGTCAACTGCGCCTTTCGAGGCGGCCCCTGGCAGGAGTCGACGCACTCGGAGCCAAGGGCCGCCGCCCACCCTTATAACCGAAGGAGAGCACGGATGCTCCTCTACTCCCGTACGGGCGCAACCGCGCTCGATGACCCCGAGTACGGCCGCTTCAACCGGCAGGACGACGGCAGTTTCGACCTGCCCGACGACCTCGCCGATCGGCTGTTGCGCTTCCACCACCGCGGACGCCCACTGTGGGAGACCGAGATCGACCGCGGTCACCGCATCGCATCGGAGGACTTGGAGAAGCGCCGCGATCCGGCGAACCTCCTCGATGCGGTGCAGCAGATCCTCGCCGCTGCGCAGCTCGCCCGGCAGGCCACCGATCAGGCCGCATCTGACGTGAAGGCGGTCAAGCGCGGACCGCGGCGTTCCGCGCCTTCCGAGGGCGATTCCGAGTAGCACGCCGGCAGCAGGGGGTACACCGTGGCGACTCCCTACATCACTCCGGCCATGCTGGCCTCGCATCCCGCTGGCCTGGCATGGAACACGGTGCCGACACTGACGGCCAACTCGGCTGAGCAGACGGCGCAGCTTGAGCAGGTGTGCTGGCAGGTCACCAGTGAGGTGGATCGCTACTGTCGGCAGCCGCTGCGAGCCACAGTGAACACCGATCAGCTCCAGGGCCCGGGGCTGCCGCGGGTGGCGTCCGATCGGCAGACTCGGATCGGCACGCTGATCACGAAGCGGTGGCCGGTCACCAGCGTGGTGGCGATCCAGACGTCGCCGGCGCGGTCGTTTCCGTCCTCTTGGTCAGCGGTTCCTTCGGGCTTGTGGAAGGTCCGCAATCCGGTGATCCTGTCGGCCGCGCCAACGCCGTCGACGGGCCCGCAGGGTGGAAATCGCATCGACGTCGCCCCGGGCTACGTAACGTGGGATCACGGCAAAGGCGGCTTGGATGTCATGCTGTCCTATATCCACGCGTGGCCGCATGCCGGGCTCACCGCGGTGGCAGCCGCCGGGGCGCAAACCCTGCTGGTGGACGACGTCACGGCGTGGGCTGGTGCGGTGGGGTTCGTCTATGACGGTGTCTCAACCGAGCTGGTGGAGGTCACTGCCGTGGCCGCCACAACCCCGATCCAGCTACCGGGGGTTGGCGGCCCGGTGCAGGCCGGCCCGGGAACGCTGACGCTTGCTGGGCCTCTCGGTTTCCAGCATGGCGCCGGCACCGTGGTCTCAGCTCTGCCGCCGGATGCGATCCGCGCCACCGCGCTGCACGCGGCAGTGATCGCGCTGGAGACGATCGACGCGATCGCCACCCAGTCCATGTCGGGCCAGTTCGCCGGCGGGACCGGCGTGCTGGCGGAGGAGGCCGAGTTGATCCTCGACGACTACCGCCGGATCGCCTGATGGCCCGCAAGCGTGTGGCGCGCGGTGGAAATGGTGGCGCGACTGGCAGTGCCGGCACTCTGAAGTTCATGAACCGCACGATCACGATCATGCGGGGCCTGCAGGTCAACCTGTACGGGGACCTGTCCGACGTCGGCATCCCACGCTACGTGGGTGTGCAGGCGGCACTTGCCGAGACCGAGCAGACCTACTTCGATGCGGCATCCCAGCGGAACCAGATCATCAGGTCGATCGAGTGCCACGTGCCGGCCTGGGTCGACATCCAGACCACCGACACGATCATGGATGAGGCCACCGGCCGCTACTACATGATCGAGGGGGTCCGCGAGCAGCCCGGGATCGGCTACTACCCGGCGCCGAAGATTCTCAGCCTGCGGATGCGCTCCGGCGTCAACGTCGACTCCGATTGAGGGGGTCCGCGTGGCTGATCACGTTGAGGTTGATGACTCCTGGGAGTCTCAAGTCGCGGCGGCCGTCCAGGTGTTCTTCGAGGACCGCCTCGGCCCTGACATTGCGCGGGACGCGAAGCGCTACTGCCCAGAGAAGACCGGCGCGTTGCAGGAGAGCATCGAGCACCACCTCGAAGACGGCGACCTGATCGTCTCTGCCACGGGTGGCGCCGATGGCCGTACCTACGCCGCGTACGTGGAACTCGGCACCAGGCCGCACGAAATCAGGCCGAGCAGCAAGCGGGCCTTGCACTGGCCTGGCGCCGCACACCCGGTCGCTGTAGTCCATCACCCGGGCACTCGGCCCCAAGCTTTCCTTCGGCCAGCACTGTTCACTGAGCGTAGCGAGTAGTTGAGGGGGTGACCAATGTCCGCTCCCTTGCCGCTGCTGCCAAACGACGAACTCGTGGCCACGGCATGGATCGCGTCGATCCCGAGCTTGAGCACGGCTATGGTCGGCACCCAGCTGCCACCCGACGTCGACCCGGACGGCTCAGCCGCCCCGTGGATCGCCACCGGCTACATCACCGTCGCGGTGGTCGGCGGCAGCCCGGATCCGCTGCTTCCCATCAACAGGCCGGTGCTGCAGGTGGATTGCTGGGCCACCGTGCCCGGCTCCAACAAGCCGCCCTGGCAGAAGGCGGCGGCCCTTGCCTCCACGATCCGCTACGCGACGTGGGACCGGATCCGCATCGCGCGTCCGCTCGTCGCTGCGGTCAACGGTGTCGAGTACCCACTCGCAGTCGTCCAATCCGCTTACCTTGCAACCGCGTTCAGGCGGCTGTACGACGACGAAGGCGACTATGCCCACTACCAGGCAGACCTGGCCCTGTCCTGGATCGCCCCGAACGACCGTCTCGACTGAGCGAGGAAACGATGCCCACCGTCCACGTGACCCTCTTCGAGGATCCGATCGACGTCCCCGAGGACGAGGTCCCGGTGCTGCGCTCCCAGGGGATCCTCGTCGAGGATGCCCCGCCCGCGCCGCCGGCTGCCGAGCCTGAGGCGCCCACCGAACCCGCCGCCCCCGCGGCCACCCGGAAGGCATCTTCATGAGTCTGCTCACGCTCACCCCGACCCAGCTGCCGCGCACTGGCGCGACCGCCCCGCTCAACCTCACCAGCCTGATGGCGGCCGGCGTGATCGGCGCCAACACGGGCGTCACCTGGGCCAACACCGGCCGCGAGTTCCTGGTCGTCAACGTCGCGACGGGCGGCACCACCGCGGTCGTGCAGATCGGCACCACCATCGAGGGTCAGGCCGTTACCCCGATCACGCTGACGCTCACCGCGTCCGCGATCAACATGATCGGGCCGTTTCCGATGGACGAGACGCTCGCCGGCCAGATGACCGTGACCTTCGGAACCCCCGCGAACGTCTCCGGCATCGCCATGCCGCAGTACGTCGGCGTCATCTGACGCACCACGCAACCGACTTGCAGGGCCCGCCACCAGCGGGCCCTTTTTCATGCCCGCGCCCGGCCACGGCGCCTGAATCAAGGGGATGATTCCCATCGCCGTCACTCCCGCAAATCTCATACTCGGGCCGGCGCGTCTCTACGTGGCGCCGTTCGGCAGCACCGAACCCGCCGACTCGGCTGTCACCCCGAACGGGCCGACGAACCCGCCGTCCGCTCCGTGGACTGACGTCGGCGGCACTGACGGCGGCGTGACGCTGGAGATCGACAACACGTACCAAGATCTTCAGGTCGACCAGTTGACCATGATGGTGGGCTCGCGATTGACCGAGATGAAGATGACGGTCACTGCGAAGCTCTCCGAGATGACGTTGAGCAACCTCAACGCGGCGCTCAACAACATCGCGACGGTGTCCGCCCAGGCCGGCTACACCACGATGGACATCCCAGTCGGTTCAACGTCGACGCAGCCCAGCTACGCGGCGCTGATCATTGACGGGTGGGCGCCGACTCTGCCGACGGGCGCCCCAGCTCTGCGGCGAGTGATCGTTCGCAAGGTGCTGTCCCAGGTCAAGGCCTCGTTGACCTACGACAAGAAGACGCAGCAGGGCTTGGCCTGCACCTTCACCGCGTACTACGTCAGCGGCAGCGTCAACCCCATCCACATCGTCGACCAGACGGCCTAACCAACTGCCAGCGCCCCCGCTCGGCGTCAGCAGCAGCCGCTCTTCAACTACCAGCCCTCAGGTGGGAAATCATGGCAGCAACCATCAAGGCGTCGTCGAAGGCGACCTCCAAGCGTCCAATCAAGCCGCCGGCGCCTGTGGTCGTCGAGGAGTCGTCGACCGGCGCCGGCTTCGAGCCGCTCCGCCTGACCAGCAGCAACGAGCCCGCGCAGCGCGTCCCGCTGTTCTACATCAATGACGTCGAGTACTCGGTCAGCGCACGGCCCGGCGTCAACGTCGCCCTCAAGTACATCCACCTGTTTCGCACCGAGGGGGACACCGTGGCCACCGCCTACCTCCTCGACCGGCTACTCGGCAGCGAGGGCTACCAGGCGCTGATGAACTACGACGACCTGACCGTGGAGCAGTTCGCTCGGATCTGCGAGATCGCCACGCAGCTGACCCTAGGGGCACTCGAGGCCCCAAAAGCGTAGTTGACCGCGTCGTCCAACTCGCCTGGATTCTCGACCACTTGGACGACATTGCCTCCGACTTGTCGGTCTTCCATCGCATCGACGACCCGTCGACGTTGGACGGGCCGCGGTTCTTCAGGCTGGCGTGGCGGCTGGCTGCCTACCAGGGCGTGATGCAGGCCCGCGTCACCGCGGAGCAGCAGGCTTCCGAGCCGCAACAGCGGCCGTTCGAGTACGGGGCCCCCGACATCAACCCGGGTACCCAGGCGACCCTTCAGGCCGACGCGGCGTTCGCGGGTGTGTTCTCCTTCGGCGGTTCGACTGCCTGACCTTCTGACGCCAAGGGGGTCGGCATGGCCGAGGGCTTCCGGATCGCTACGGCGTTTGTGCAGGTCAGTCCCGACACTGAGGGCTTCCGCGAGGAACTGCAGGCCAAGCTCGACGAGTCCGCCGCTGGCACACGGACCAGGGTGAGGGTCGGCCTCGACACGACCGACCTGGACGCTGGCGCCGACAGGGCCCGCGCCAGGGTCGACGAACTCGGCTCCCGCACCGCGCGCCCAACCGTCCGCCTTGAGGACGGGGAAGCAGCCGCGAAGATCGATGCGATCCGGGAGCGGCTGGGCACCCTGTCGGCCTCCAACCCGTCACCGCGGGTCCGGGCCGACATCTCGGACGCCGAGGCGAAGGTCCAGGCGATCGAGGCGCGGATCGGCCGCCTGAACTCGGTCGTGGCGCGGCCTGCGGTCACCCCGCAGATGATGGCGGCGCAGGCCCAGATCGACCGCCTCACAGCCCGGCTGGAGGAGTTGGGGCAGAAGAAGGCATCCCCGAGGGTCACTGCGGATACTGCGGCAGCGCAGGCCCGCATCGACGTTCTCCGGGCACGATTGAACGACCTGCAGGCCAAGGACGTCCAGATCCGGGTCAAGGCCGGCGCGGACCTTGTGCGCGCCGAAGCCGACCTGGACCGGGTGGCGGCCAAGTTGAGCGACGCCGGACGCAAGGACGCCAAGCCGAAGCTGAGCCTGAACGATTCCGACTTCCAGTCGAAGCTGAGCTCGGCCCTGTCACGGCTGCGAGAGTTCGGCGCGGAATCTGCGAAGGTCGGCGCCATCGCGGTCGGCGTCGGCAGCCTCCTGCCAGCCGTAGGTGGGGCTGCCATCGGCGGCGGCCTCCTTGCCGGCGTCGGGGCGCTGGGTCTCGGCGGGATCAGTAAGGCCGTCAGCGACGCGCACCAGGCGAGCCTGAATGTCGGGATCACGCCACAGCAGCAGGCCGCTACCGCATTCAGCAACGCGGTGGCCGTGCAGCAGGGGCAGGACCAGATCGGTCAGGCCCGTCGGCAGGCCGCGCAGGATGCCATCACGAGCGCCAACTCGATCCAGCAGGCGCAAACGAACCTGGCCTCGGTCGAGCGAAATGCCGCCCAGCAGCAGGTGCAGGCCCTGCAGTCCGTCAAGCAGGCCGAGCAGGGCGTTGAGGAGGCCAACTACAGCTTGAGTGAGGCGCAGTACAACCTCACGCAGGCATGGGAGGCAGCGCGGGAGCAAGTCCGGCAGCTGGACGACCAGCTCGCTGACTCGAAGCTCAACGTGCAGCAGGCCGAGCTGGCGATCCAACAGGCCGAATACCAGCAGCGGCTGGTCAACCAGAACGCCTACTCCACCTCCCTGGATAGGCAGCAGGCGGCCCTCGCCGTTGCTCAGGCGCAGCAGCGACTGACCGACGCCCAGGACCAGCAGACCTCGTCTGCCTACGCGGCGAACTTGGCTCACCAGCAGGGCGTTGCCGGGTCGCAGCAGGTCGTCCAGGCCCAGCAGGCCGTTACGGCGGCCCAGTACGGGCAGGCGGACGCGCACGCGCAGCTGTCGGATGCGCAGGCGCAGGCAACGCTCGGCCAGCTCAACAATGCGGACCAGCTGAAGGCCGCGCAGATGCAGTTGGCCGCCGCATCGGAGCAGGCCGCCTATCAGCGGCAGCAGGATGCCCACAGCATCGCAGTTGCCGAGCGGAACCTGACAGACACGATCCGGGAACAGCAGCTGCAGCTCGCGGCGACGCAGTCCACCGAGAACCAGGCCGCGAACCAGTTCGCCCGCGACATGGGTCGGTTGACGCCGGCGGCCCAGCAGGTCGTACAACAGATCCTCGGCATGAAGGGCTCCTTCAAGCAGTTGACGGACACCGCGCAGACGGCGATCGCCCCTGGGGTGACGGAGTTTCTGCGCGGGCTCCAGTCGATGCTGCCAAGCATCCTGCCAGCAGTGTCCCAGGTGGGCGGCCTGCTCTCCGGCATGTTCAGCGGCCTGGGCAAAGCAATGCAGTCGAGCGGGGCGAAGGACGTCCTCCAGGGCCTGGTCGACAACGGCCTGCAGATTGCCAAGACCCTGGGGCCGGCACTGGGTGGGATCGCGGGGGCGCTGGCGAACATCGGGTCGCAGAAGGGTGCCGCCGACGGGCTGTCGTCTCTGATCGGCGGGCTTGGTGCTGGGCTAACGAACCTGGTCAATGGATTGTCGCCGTTCGTTGGCGCACTAAGCGGCCTGCTGCAGCCGCTCGGGCAGGCCCTGGCTCCGCTGGGCGGTGCGATCGGAACGCTTGTCGGGCATTTGGCGGAATCGCTCGCGCCAGTTCTAGAGAAACTAATTCCACCGGCCTCGAAATTCATCTCAGAATTGGCTCAAGGCCTGGCTCCTATTCTAGATTCGCTAGGGCCATTGCTACAGCCCGTAGTTGAAGCTTTGTCTGCGATCTTCTCGGCATTCGGCCCTTTGCTGCCCGTCATAGGTTCATTGATAGGTCAGTTGGCGAAATCTTTGGCCCCAATTCTGCAGGCTTTGGTTCCAATTATCCAGTCGGTCGCAGATATGCTGGCAAAAGAGTTGCAAAAGGGCCTGACCGAAATGCTGCAAGCCCTACTGCCACTATTCCCCCCCCTGGCTCAGTTGATCGTTTCCTTGACGCCGATCATCGATGTCGTGGTCAAGCTGGCAGGGTTCATCTTGGACTTGGCCCTCAAGATCCAGGTGCCGCTGACCCAGGCAATCGTGTGGATCATCACGAAGTTCGCCGACCTAGCCTCCCACTGGCAAGGCGCGGTGCACGACATCGAGGCCGGTGCCGACTGGCTGTGGCACCACGTCTTCGAGCCGCTCTGGTCAGGCCTGTCGCAGGGAGCCGACCAGTTCGTCTCGGATTTCGGGAAGGCCTGGTCCGGTCTTCAGGACGTTTTCAAACTGCCCGTCAACTTCCTGATCGAGAGCGTCTACACGGACGGCATCGAAGCTTTGTGGAATGGCGTCGTCAACGCTATCGGGCAGAAGAGCATTGCTCTGCCCGACATTAAGAAGCTGGCCACCGGTGGTGTGCTGCCCGGGTACGCACCGGGCCAGGACACCATCCCGGCAATGCTCTCCCCCGGCGAGGGCGTGCTCGTGCCGGAGGCCGTCCGGGCATTGGGGCCGGAGACCGTGTTGGCGTTGAACGCGGCCTACGGCGGCGGCCGGGTCTCGACTCCTGGCCACTTCAGCGGTGGCGGGATCAGCGGCTTCCTCGGATCCGTCGTGAACGACATCTCCGGCGCGATCACCAAGGGCACGGACGTCGCAAAGATCATCGCGGCCGTCACGACCGGCGACACTTCCGGCCTGAACGACGCGCTCGGCAAGTTCATCGACACGAAGGGCGCCGCCGGGAACTACGCCAAACTGATGCTGGGCATCCCGACCGCGCTGGTGCACGATGCGGTCGGGGCGATCGGCAGCATGTTCGGCGGGGGTGGCGGCAGCAACGGCAAGCTGCCGACTGGCAGTTCCAGCGCAGTCGGCGATCTGCCGGCCAACTGGCAGACGATCGCGTCCTTCCTGGCAGGGCACGGCTTCAGTCAGTACGCCGCGGCCGGCGTGGCGGGCAACATCATGGCGGAGAGCGGCGGGGATCCCGAGATCCTTGAGGCTGGGGGTGGTGGCGGTGGCGGTCTGATCCAGTGGACGCCGTACCCGCGCAGCTACATCACTGGTGACTACCAGTCGGACCTGATGACGCAGCTGAACGCCATCCTGTCGTGGGGTGGTGGCCCGGCGCAGGTCAACCGGGCCACCTCGCCGAGCAGTGCCGCGGAGATCTACCAGGATCTATACGAACGCCCGGCAAGCCTGACGGCATCCCTGCCGCAGCGCATGTCCTCGGCTAACGCGGTGGCCAAGGGCATGAACTGGGCTTTCGATGAGGGCGGTCTCGCCAGCGGCATCGGATCGCTGCCGAAGTACACGCCTCGCCCGGAGAGGGTGCTGTCCCCGCGGCAGACCCAGGCATTCGAGCGACTTGTTGCTGTCCTTGACCGCCAGTCTGCGACCGACGGCAGCTCGGCGGCGGGCAAGCAGGTCGTGATCCACTTCCACGGCACACAGCACCCGACGCCCGAGCAGATGGCCGCGATCAAGCGGGAGATGGCACTTGCGCTCGGCTAGGCGCAAGGCAGGTCCAGTCAGTTGCCGAGCTTCTGCTGTGCCTTCGCCAGCGCCTTGGCGTGCAGGGCGAAGGCCAGTTGCGAGCTACCGCTGCCGATCTGCATCTGGTCGAAGGTCAGGATCGCCGACGGCAGCAGGTCGAGCACGATGTAGCCGTTCACCTGCACGCCCTGCACAGAGCCGTCCATGCGATCCTCGATCGTGTTGGCGCCGCTCGCCTGCATGGGCGTCAAGGTGAAGGCGACCTTCGCGCCGCCGCTCGCCATTGTGATGTGCCCGCAGCTGTCGAATGCCGCCTTCGCCGAGTCGTAGGCCGACTGCAGCACGGAGGTCGTTCCGGCGGTGAGTTCGAGGCCGACGAACGGGCCTTCGGCGCCGCCCTGGTAGTTACCGCTGACGTGGTTGGCACTGCCCGGCGGTTCGTTGAGGAGGTCCGCGAGGGGCTTGCAGCCGCTGGCCGCACCGCCGGAACTGCCGTCATCCGGGGCCGCGGTGAAGTTGGGGCCGAGTTCGGCGGCCGTGAGGAGAGCGCTCCGCAGCGTCGCAAGGCTGGGCAGCGCCGCGGCCGGGCTGGGGCTGGAGCTTGGTGAACTGCTGTGGCCAGCAGTTGTCGGCTTGGCCGCTGCAGGAACGGTCATGGTGGCGGCCACGCCCGGCGACGGTGCGGCGGCCGGCTTGGCGCTGCTGCTGCATGCGGCGGCGAGTAGGACGACGGTGGCAGCTGGAACAAGGCGGCGCATGGGTCTCTCCTATATAGGTGGCGGGCGCCGCCAGTGTGGCAGTCGCATGGTCAGCAGCAGGCGCGAGTTACCGGGCCGTGATCACGGGGGTGATGCCTGGTGAGTGGCGCTATCGCTGGACAGCCATGGGCGTTCGGCTTGGAATTCCTCTCGGAGACCACTGGTCTCCCCGCCGACCCCACCTCCGTCCAGTTGGATGTGACCTACGGCCAGCAGGTCGGCATCGTCCCGGATGTGGCCGGCCCCTATACGTACCAGGGCGCGTCCGCTCCCGTGTCGGGGCAGGTGTGGCGCACTGGGGTCGGGCAGTACGCCTGCTTCTGGAACATTCCCGCCGGCACGCCGCAGGGCGTATACGTCGCCAACTGGACCTGCAGCTATGGCGGCCACGCCTTCCTCGGCACCGAGAACGTCACCGTCGCCGGTGGCGTTCCGATCCCCGTGCCCGCTGGCGACACTGGCTACTGGACCGGCGGTCTCACCTACGCGCCGGCGGCGCTGGACATCGAATTCGGGACCACCGACAGCAGCGGCGTCACCTGGCTGTGGCAGAAGCTGGAGGGCTGGGACAGCCCGGACGTACAGGGCGGCGGCGTGATCGCCCGAAGTGGTGACCACGGGGCATGGCTGGCGCCCCAGTACTACGCGGCCCGCGCCTTGACGCTGACGGTGACCGCGTCCGCGCCGACGCAAGCACTGCGGGATGTGGCCCGCGCCAAACTCCAACAGGCGATCCCCGTCTCCGATTTGGCAATGCTCCGCTATGACGAGCCGGTGCCGAAGTACTCATGGGTGCGACGCTCCGGCAAGCTCGCCGAGAAGTACCTGACCTTGTCGGACGTCACATTCACCATCGGCCTCATCGCGCCGGATCCCCGAAAATACGCGGTAGCGCAGCGGTCGCTGACGATCGGAATGCTCCCCGCCAGCACGGGCGGCACCATGGTCGAGCCGTTCGCCGTGCCGTTCAGTCTGCACTCCGCCCCACCGCCTGGCGCCGCGGTGGCCGCCAACGGCGGCAACTTCACGGCCCCGCCTGTCGCGGTGATCAGCGGCCCGGTCACAGGCCCGTCGCTCGGCAACCTGACGACCGGCAAACAGGTGACCTGGTCGAGTCTCACGCTCAACGCCGGCGATGTCTTCGTGATCGACTTCCTCAACAGGCAAGGGTTCGTCAACCCGACAACGGTCTCAACGACGCCTGGGATTCCCTCGGCTGGCGGCACGTACTGGCCCGCTGACCTGACGTCCGCCTGGTGGCACATGGCGCCAGGCAACAACACCCTCCAATTCGGGGGCGTCGCCGGGACCGGCTCGACCACGGCCTTCTTCTGGCATGACAGCTTTATTTAGGGAGGACCCATGGTCACGTCGGCGAACACGAGCCTCCCCATCTGGCTCGCGGGATGCGTCTATGACGCCAGCGGCGGCAACGACTTGCGGAACAGCTCAGTTACCGCGATGTACTACGACCAGGGCATCGTCAGTGGCACGGGCGGCTCGCCCGGGACGGCGATCGGCGTCCGCGGCGGCGTAATCGGCGGCGCTGGCCTGTGGTGCTACCCAGGCACCGGAATGAGCTTCCTGGTTCAGCCCGGCTCGTTTGTCGTGCCGAACAGTGCGACCCCGACGGCCGGCGGCTATGCCGCAACGCTGGCTACGCAGGCCACGCTGACTGTGCAGACAGCGGACCCGACAAACACGCGGATCGACATCGTGGTGGCCTACGTCAACGACGTGGGCACGTCCGCCAGTTTCGGCGCGGTGGCGATCCTCACGGGCGTGGCAGCGGCAACGCCCTCGGCTCCGACCCCGCCGGCGAACAGCATCACCTTGGCGCAGATCAGCGTCCCCGCCGGTACCACGACGATCACGTCGGCGCTGATCACGGACAAGCGGCCTTTCACCACGGCAACCGGCGGAATCCTGGTGGCGCCGATCGGATCAGTCACCGGCTACGTCGGCCAGATCGCCTACGACCAGCCGTCAGGCCGCTTCTACCACAACAACAACAACGCGTCCTCGACGCAGCTGCGCGTGCTGCCATGGGCTCCGGTGATCACCACTCAGTCAACGGTCTTTAACTGGGGGGGTGCGGAGACCACTGTCCTGTCGGCCACGATGACGACTGACGGCTACACGGACGTTCAGATATTCTTCAAGTGGCCCGGAATCTCCAGCAGTCACAGCGGCTACAACTACAACGTGGTGTACAGAATGTACATCGACTCGACGCAGGTTGATGGATTCTTCACCCCGAATGATCCGGCTGATGGAAGTACGCACAGCGGCGGCTCGTGGTCCTATTTCACCTCGTCGACGACGGGTGACACGCCAAGTAGCGGCACTCACACGGTGAGGGTGACGGCCCAGAACCTGTCGGGGAATTACAGCACCAACATCTACGGTGTCTCCACGAATAAAATCATTCTCAGGGTAAGCCCGGTGTCCCTGTGAGCACCTACACCTACCAGTCGACCGACCTGATCAGCGGTCGGGTGCTCGCCGACGACATCCCCCTGACGGTGTCAAGCTTCGGCATGCAGCTCAACGGCTCCGGAAGCTTGACCGGATCCCTCACGCTGGGCGAGCCGTACTCCGTCAATGCCCCGTACGTACGGGCATTGGAGCCTCGGCGGTCAGTTTTGTGGGTCCTGCAGGACGGCTACCCGGTGTGGGCCGGAATCGTGTGGGACTGGCCAGACGAGGGCCGCACCAACAACACGCTGCCGATCCAGGCGCAGACATTGGACTCGCTGTGGTCGCATCGTCTGATCACGGACACCCTTGAGTACCCGCAGGTGGACCTATTCCAAGCGTTCATCGACCTGACCCAGTACGGCATAACAAAGAACAGCAACTTCATCGCCACCGGCGTGTCCCCCGCAGCTTCCAGAACTCCCGCATACCTGGCGATGGTTGCCACCAATTGCGGTGTCGCCCGGCTGGTACTTCCCTCGGGCGCCGCAACAATGGCCGGCATCCCGTGGACGGCCAGCTACACGTACTCGGACAAGACTCAGGTGTCGTCCGCATGGTCAGACATGTGCGCATCGGGCAACCTGGAATATGCATTCGTGCCCGGCCTTGACTCCTCCGGTAATCTCGCGGTTTTCCTCCGGCTCGGATACCTGCAACTCGGACGCCCAGCACAGCAGTCGGGGTACACCATCGCCTACCCGGGCAACGCCATCGACTACAGCTACCCGCGCACCGGCTCGCAGAGCTCGAACCTTGTCTGGGCGACTGCGCCACCGAACGGCTCGGCCCTGCAGTGGCAGTCACAGTGGCCGCATGGTGCTGACCTGACGGACCTCGCCGCTGGCTACCCACTGATGGAGTCGACCGTATCTTGGCAAGGCAGCGTCGTCACGGCGCAGGCGATGGTCGACCAATTCGCCGACGGCCAAGTGCAGCTGAAGACGCAGGCGATGACCCTGCCGACCGCCAAAATCGGCAGCGGTTACCCGCTGCTGCGCAACATTGTCTTGGGCGACACCACGTGGCTCACCGCCACGTCGAACCTGCACCCGGCGCAGGCGAACGGCGCGCCCGGCCTGCAGGCCGCAGTGCGCGTCACGGGCTGGACGTGCACCCCGTCAGGTCCGAATCAGCCGGAGTCAATCCAGCTGACCACCTCCTCCATCGGCGTTCAGGGGGTGGGGCATTGACGATGTATCCGCAGCCGCTGGAGAAGCGCTTCGCTGCGACCATCCAGGCGATCCTGGCCCGGCTCACGAAGCTCGAGTCGCGCACTGGGTCGATCGACTCCGGGTATCCGGTGGCCGCACTTCCCGCGGTCATCGACTCCGCCTATGCCTCGGGCGATCCGAGGGCCTACATCAACGGGGCCCCCACGCTGACGGGCCCCTACCAGCACCTCTCGTCCTACACGCCCACCGCTGGCGATGCCGTCCTGGCAATGCCGGTGGGCGCCCTGAAGACCTACATCATCCTAGGGAAGCTGATCTAGCTTGACTGCGATCACGTATGGCGTCACCCTGTCCGACCTCATCGGCTGGATCAACGTGCAGGCGCCGGGCTACGGCGCCAAGGGGGATGGCGTCACCGACGACACTGCGGCGCTGCAGGCTGCGCTGACTGCCGCCGCGAGCTCGCCCGGCGGCACCGTCTACCTGCCGGCCGGGACCTACCTTGTCAGCAGCCCGCTGACCGTGGCTGGCGGCGTCACCATGCGCGGCGACAGTCAGGCGCAGGTCACCCTGAAGATCGCAGCGACGTTCTCTGGCGCCCAGGTCATCAACGTCACGGGGACCGCAGGCACCGTGCAGGGGATCACCATCACCGGGATCTCCACGACCTACAGCTCGAACCCCGCCGCCGACGCCATCCGCGTCTCCAATGCGATGCGGTGCACCGTCAAGGACGTGTACATCGCGTACGTCAACGGCTGGGGCGTTGCCGCCCTGGCATCCGGCACCGGAAGCTGCCTGTGGACGGTCCTGGACAACGTGCACGTCTACCAGGGCGCCCAGGGCATCCACCTGCTCGGCGTGACCGGTTCCGGCTTCAATGCGGGCTCCTACCTCACGAACTGCAACGCGGAGCAGATCGCCGGCGGCGACGGGTACCTGCTGGAGGACGTACACGACGTCACCATGGCGAACTCGGAGGGATGGAATCTCTCCACCTCGACCGGCAATACCCTGCACATCAAGGGGAATTCGGCTGCAATCTACGCATCCAACTTCTCGCTGGGCGGCCTGACCGGCTCAACCCCGCAGGCCCATGCGGTAGTCCTTGTCGAGTCTGGCGCGAACGGGACGCCCAACGGTGTGGTTCTGACCGGTGGCATTGTCGAGGCTGGCACTCCAGGCCTGTCGGTCACTGCCGGAACGCGGATCGTCTGCCAGGGTGTGCAGTTCTTCTCGAACGCGAACTACGGTGCAGTGGTGTCCGGTTCGGCCACTCCCGACGTCCTCTTCAGCTCGTGCACGTTCAACGGCAATGGCTACACGGCGGGTGCCGGCGACTTCGACCTGGTGTGTTCGACCACCAATGGCTACGTCGATGTGAACCACAGCGAGTTCCTTACGCCGTCGGGCACTGGGGCCCAGCAGGTCGCCTCGGCCGTCAATGCCAACGGTCAGTTGTACATGACTGCGAACAGGTTTGCGGGTGCGGGCGCAGTCGGCGGTGGCGGTGGTGGATACCCGAAGGCCGCCCACCTCAACGTGGGCTACAACCCCCTTGGCCCGCTGGGTGCACCGACCGTCCCGGCCTCCGGGACGCCCATGACGAGCCCGTACGGGGTTGACTGCACCGTCCACATCTCCGGCGGCACAGTGAGCGCCATCGCCGTCGGCGGAACGGTCACCGGGCTGACGTCCGGCACTTTCCGCCTCCCAGTGGGTCAGGCCATCACCCTGACGTACACCGCGGCGCCGACCTGGGTCTGGCTCGGCGACTGACCGCCACCGCCAACCTTTCCTGCCCTCAAGCCCCGCCAACGTGCGGGGCTTTCGTATGCCCGGAGGCACTATGCCGCTGCCCGACCTCGCGGTTCTGGACCGCTTCAAGACCGGCGGCTTCCCCGCCGACTATCCGACCTGGACGCGGACTTGGTACTCGCCGGTCGACGACGTTCACGGGGCTCTGCGAGCCCTGGTCGCCTCGGCGACGAGCAGCCTGGTGGTCGCCATGTACGGCTTCGACGACGACGAGCTTGCGGACCTCATCAAGCAGAAGCTTGCGGATCCGAGCATCGTCGTCCAACTCACTCTCGACTCCAGCCAGGCCGGCGGCGTGCACGAGCGGGAGATCCTCGCCGAGGAGGCCTACCCGGCTTCGTCGGTGGCGATTGGCCGGTCAGAGCGGGGCCAGATCATGCACCTCAAGGAGGTCGTGGTCGACGGCCTCGACGTCATCACCGGCAGCACCAACTGGTCGAACAGCGGCGAGAGTCTGCAGGACAACGCCATGATACTGATCCGGGATCGGGTGGTCGCCGCAGAGGCGCGCACCCGGATCGATGCGATTCACCACCACATGCTCGGCACCGCTCGGAAGGCGGCGTGATGGCGGACAGGCTCCTCCGGCCCGCGGTCTTCGGCGCCTTCGACGGCGTCACCGCGGTCCTCGGTGTGCTGCTGTCCCTGCACGGCCATCCCGGCTGGGTACTGCCGTCCGCGCTGGGCCTCGCGGTTGCGGAAGGCGTAGGAATGGCGGCCGGCCAGTGGCTGTCGTCCGACTCGGACTCGGGGCTGGCTGCGTCGGGGGCGATTGGTACAGCCACCGCCTTCGGATCCCTCGCCCCCGCCGTCCCGTTCGCCGTGCTGCCGATGCCGTGGGCTGCCGTGGCGTCCGCGCTCATCCTGGCCGCCATCGGCCTCGGGATCGCAGCTGTCCGACGCCGCGACCGCGGCTGGCCGCGCGGTCTGGCGGAGACCTTCGGAGTTCTGGTTGCCGCCCTGGTGGCGGTCGGAGTGTGCATGACGCTGACACCGGGAGGTGCGGGATGAGCGCGGATCTGCAGACGCAACTGCTAGCCGAGCTGACGGCAGCACGGGAGCACCGGGAGGCCGCCGCGCGGCGCCCCGGCCGACACGGCTGGCTCCGGCACCTCGTGGCTGGCTTGGAGGACGACCCGGCGGTACAGGCGCGGATCCACAAGTGGGCCTGCGTGTACTGGATCGCGAACTTCCCGGTAATTGGGGTGCTCTACTTCTTCTTCCCGGCCACCTGGGTCTCGCTCGGGCTGCTGGTGAACACCTTCTACAGCCTGTACGCCAACTTCGCGACCGACTATGGCGGCCTGTCCGCCGCGCAAGCGTCGATGCACGCGGAGGCAGCAACCGCGGCAAAGGACGGTGTCGGGTGAACGCGCTCCTCGCTGCTGGGTCCGCCAGCGACGGCCCGTGGGTGTGGCTCGGCGGCGCGGTCTCCGCGTCCATCCTGCTCGCGGCCGTCGTGAAGGTCGGCCGCTGGATCAGCACGGTCGAAGCCCGAATCGACCGACACGACGCGGCCCTTCGCCGGATCGGCAAGGCCCTCGCCGATGACCCCGACGACCGGACGCCGGAAGGGAGTTCATGATGGGGATCTATGGCCAGGACTGGGCAAGTTACCAGTCGGCGCAGCCCGACGTGTCGGGCCTGTCGTTCGCCTTCGTGAAGATCACCGAAGGCTTGTCGTACATCAACCCGCTGTGGAAGCGGCAGCGCGACCACGCCAAGGCCAACGGCCTCGTGTGGGGCGCCTACCACTACCCGAACATGCACAACTCGGACCGCGCCGAGGCGGACTTCTTCCTCGCCCAGAACCAGTGGCAGCCCGGCGACTTGGTCGTCCTCGACTGGGAGGGCTACGACGCAGCGAACGCCACGGTCAGCGCCGCAGACCAGCTCGCATACAAGGAGGGCTACCTCCAGTACGTGAAAAGCCGGCTGCCGCACAACCCCGTGGGCCTGTACTGCAACACGGACTACTGGAACCGGGTCGACACGACCGGGCACCGCGGCGACTTCCTGTGGATCGCCACCGCCGGCCGAGCCGCGGGCGATCCGGGGATCGCGGCGCAGTGGCTTTTCCACCAGTACTCGGACGCGGGTGTCGACCGCGACTTCAGCCCCTTCGCATCCACCGCGGCACTCCGCACTTGGGCGTTGGGCTTCGCCACCCCCATCCCGGCTCAACCTCAGGAGACTGACATGCTCGACGACGCAACCATCGCCCTGTGGAACGGGATGATCTGGGGCCTCAAGAACACCACCGAGACGACTCAGCGGCAGATTAGCCAGCTGCAGCAGCAGATGGCCGCACAGCAGGCGACCATCACCACCCTTGCGGGGCTGCTGTCCGCGCAGCACCCGGGCGTGGACACCGCGCAGGTGGTGGCGGCGGTGGATGACGCGATCGCGAAGGCCACGGTGCACGTGACCGTGACGGACTCCGTGCCGCCGCCGGCCGCCGCCGTGAAGCCGGCCGGGTGACTGCATGGCCGATGATCAGGGCAGCGTCGTCTCCTACTCGGTGAAGGAGCTGTTCGAGAAGCTGGACCGGAAGATGGACGATGTCCTGGCCCTGGTGCACGGCAAGGCGGACTCCAGTGAGATCACCAGACTGACGGCCGAGCTGGCCGACGTACGGCAGGAGCTGGCCGACGTACGGCAGGAGCTGGCCGAGCTGAAACAGCGTGAAGCCGCACAGGAGCAGCATGAGGTGAAGAGCACCGATCGACGGCGCTGGGCCATCGGTACGGCCGCGGCGTTCGGCCTGGTCGCAGTGACCGCGATATCGATGCTCCTGACTGGCCGCTGAGCCAACTCGCCCCCGTCTCGGCTACGGCCGGGGCGGGGGCGGCTTCGTCGTGTCGGGTCGACAGCCGGCCAGTCACCAGATCATGCCGAGGGCGTTGAGCATCTTCAGCCGATCAGGGGGAAGACTGTCGCGACGGCGCCGCTGGTTGTTAATCCACACGCCGAGCCGGAAGCCGTCACGGTTGGCGTACTTCTGTGGGACCTGGAGGTTGCCGAACTCGGCCAGGTAGGACCGTGCGGCAAGCAGGCCGGCTTGCCAGGCGGCTTCGTGCGGGGAAGACTGAGCCCACTCCATCTGGAGGGCGTCCAAGCGTTGGATCTGTTCGGGTGTCAGCTCGTCTCGCAGGCCGCGCTGCGCGTGGATCCACGCACCCAGATGGCGCCCATCTGTGGTTTTGTGGGTGCGCGTGACCCGCAGATGCCCATGTTCGGCATGGAATGCGCGGGCGTCGGCATAGTTGCGGCGCCAACTCAGGGGCCACGGGGCATCCCAGTCGGGGTCGAGTGCGTCCAGCAGGGCCCGGCGCTCGGGAGTGACCGTCTCAGGACGCTCGCGCTGGTTGCGCAGCCACGGGCCAAGCTTGAAGCCGCCGGAATCGTGGTTGGCGGGAATGGCGAGATGGCCATACTCCTGGACGAACGCCTGGGCGTGAACGTAGCCGCGCTGCCACTGGTCGGCCCGCGGGCTCCACGCCATACCCAACTCGTCCAGGGCAGCCTGCCGCTCCGTCGGAAGGGCCTGGGCCTTCTTCAGGTGGCGCTGCCAATCCAGCCACCTGCCGAGAGCAAACTGCTGCTCGTCGACGTAGTCCTGCGGCGCGTCCAAGTGCTTGTACTGGCCGTGGTATCGCTGGGCGGCGGTGTAGCCACGGCGCCATTCGATGCTTTTGGGGGAGACGACACGCAGGCTGATCGCCAGGGCGAGGCGGTCAACGGGCTGGGGGTGCGCGCTGAGCGCACGGATCCAGTCCACTTGTGGAGTGCCCGCAGCGCTTCCGGAGTGTGGTTCGCTGCTGCCACGGAGCGTCGCGACACGGTCGACGAAACGATCGTCGTGGGAGCGCAGCGCTTGCAGGGTCCACCACAAGGGCGCGTAGGCCGAGGAATCGAGGACCGATTCGGCATCGTGCGACTCCGCGCCCAGGTAGACGGGCACCACAATGGTGGACACCTTGCCGGCGCCAGGGGTCTGCCGCAGAGATCGGCCGACGTTCTGCACGATGTCGATATCGGAGTGCCGGGCATCGGCGAAAACGACCGCGTCCGTTTCCGGGATGTCGACGCCTTCGCCGAAGACTCGGGAGTTGGACATCACCGCGGTTCCACGGTGGGCAGAGTGCTCCTCGATTAGGCGTGCACGTGTCCCCGCCGACTGCCGACCGCTGGTCCACCGGGCCCGCAGTGGTCCCTCGGGCTGCAGGTTAGCGGCCTGGGAGACTGCCTCCAGGCCCTCGGCGAACGCCCGAGCAGCCGCCACTTTCTGGTGATAGGTCAGCACCGAGCGTAGATTCCTGTCTCGAATGGCTTGTAGGACGGCAATCTGCAGTGCTGCGTTGCGCAGTGCTTCAGCAGGCAGGTTGCCGCGGTTTGGCACCGCGGCAAGCATCTGGTGGATGTCCGTGTCGTTGACGACCGGCACCAGAACCTGATAGTCGGCAAGCAGTCCGCGCTTGATCGCCTCTCCCAGGCCAAGCCGGTAGGCAACCTCACCAAACAGTTCGGTGTCGCTCATCGTCGCGAGCGGCGTCTCCGGGTCGCTCACGGCCCACACTCGGGGCGTTGCGGTCTGGTAGAGACGCAGGCGCGCCGGAACCTGCGCATTGTGATGGATCGCCGCCCACTGCTTGCCCAAGCGCCCGGCCGTGCGGTGTGCTTCATCGACAATTACTAGGTCCCACGCTGGCAGCCCGTGGTCGCGGTGCGCGGCAACGAGGACGGGCAGGGAGGCGTATGTGGCGTACACGCTGAGCGGTCCGTCGCCGTGAGCGAGGGCGGCGAGCTCGGCCGGTGACGTGGTCACCTCCATGGCGCCGACCTGGTGAGCGACCTCATCGGTGGAGCACACTCCGATGGCACGGCCCCAGCGCCCCGAATCCTTCCACGCCCGGGCAGTCTGCCCGAGCAGGTTTAGGGTCGGCACCAGAACCAGGGTGCGACCGTCGCGCGCGTGGTTGTGAGCAATCCGGGCAGCGATATGGGTCTTGCCGGTACCGGTGGCCGCGACCAGCGTGGCGCGGGGGTGGCGGGTCAGGTGGCTGGTGACGGCCGCGATTGCATCACGCTGATGCGGCCGGGTAGTGAAGATAGGCAAGGGGACCTCCTCGGCACCGTGGGGCCTATAAGCAGACAAACGAGCCTGCTACGTGATGGACACGCCTGCGGGAATCTGGCTTGGCCTCACTGGTCCGCCGTAGGCCGCCTGACGCCTCGGGGTGGCAGTCCGAGTCTCTTCGCACGCTGCGAGACGGCTGACCCCGAGACGCCCATTCGCGCAGCAATCTCTTTGACCGTAATGTCACTTGACCACAGGGCGCGCAGTTGCATGTCCCGCTCGGGCGAGCGCGTGCTCGCCCCAGTGCCCTGTTTTGATGGCAGTTCAAGCCGTCGGCCGAATCGCCCCGCCGTCTGTGGATGCACCTCGAACCGCTTCGCAATGTCGGACACCTTCACGGCGCGATCCGCCCACAGCTCGCGGAACTCGGCTTCAACGGCCGCCAGCGGGCTAACCTGCGACGGTCTGCCGTCGGGGCGGTCGGGTAGGCCAAGACGTGTGGCCTCATCCTTCAGCCTCTCCTTGGAGACGCCCAGTGCGGAGCAGATGCCGCGTAGACCGAGGTTGGGGTCGGCCCACATGGTCTTCAGGCGATCCTCGTCCACGACTTTTCTCTGGGACGACCGCGCGCGCGACCTGTAAGTGGCCGCGACTTCACGGTCGAAGCTTGGGTAGTGCTGCCTCCAGCGCTTCACCGTAGCGACTGACACGCCAGCCTCGGTCGCGGCTTCATCCATTGACTCGCCGGCTGCCAGGGCCTTGATGAAGGCCTTCGTCTGCCACGCGTGCTGATGGGGCAGCCTGGGCAGCGCCGCTTCGATGTGCGTTAGGTTCGGTGCCCACTGCCGCCACTGGGTGGCGCTGGGGTCGCCTTCCTTGCCGTCAGCAATGGCCGTCAGGTGGTTGACGATTGCGCGTACCAGCGCGGCATTCACATCATCGGTCACTGCTTGTCCTTGAGATCGGTGCGGGCACCCTGGCCGGGCCGGGCGCCCTGCGCGACGCGCACCTCATACGCGTTGAAGATCGACTGCCCTCCGCGGCCGGGGGCGCGGCGTACGGGCTGCACTCCCCAACGAGAGAGGATCTTGGTGACAGATTCGGGGTCGACGCCGATCTGCTGGGCGGTCTCATCCCGCGTCCACTCGACATCGGGGTCCCAGTGCTCAACGATCGTGCCGAGATCGACGGCCTGGACGATTTCGGCAATGTCGAGTTCGCCCTCCCAGTCGCAGTCCTTGTCGTAGTAGGGGCCGATGAACTCGTCTCCGCACAGGGAGACATTGGCAGGGAGGGCGTCATTGATGGCGGCGCGGTACTGGTCGGCGATGCGTTCGAAGGCGCCGGTCTCCTCAACGCGGCGGCGCCATTCGGAGTCGCCGCCGTTGATGAAGTCGAGGATGTCGCTCTCGGGGGAAGTGCTGTAGGGGGACACGCGGTTGCACCAGGTGCCGTAGCTAGTGGTGGTGACCATGAAGGGGCTCCTTCGAGTGGATGTGGGATGACTCAGAGGGCAGCGACGGCGGAGCGGATACCGGCAATGGCGGCCTCGAAGACCTCTTCGCGACTGGCGACGCGGGACTCGCTGAAGCCGTAGCGACAGTGGAACTTGCCGTCGGCCGTGTCGAACCAGAGCTTGTCGATGGTGCCGCCGAGCTTGTAGGCCTGCGAGTTGGAAATCTCGGTGCCCTGCCAAGCCGCGGAGCTGATGTTGCCGCTCTTGTAGGTGTCGGTTTCGAGACCGGCGAGGGCGGCCCAGTTGTTGAAGTAGACGCGGTCCTTGCCGGCCTTCTGCCAACGGCTGCCGCCGATGGCCGTCAGGGTCTCCGTGTTGATGACGATGCTGCGGGCCTTGCGGTAGAGCTTGCCGAGGTCGATGCGGCGCGCGAGGGAGGTGGCGTCGATGGTCCAGCGGCGCCCGGCCTTGGCGGCCGTGATGACGCCGCGGCGGCACCAGGTACGGATGGTGTCGATGCTGACCTTGGCGAGTTTGGCGGCGGTGCTGGTGTCCATTGGGGCCTCCCTGTGTCGATGACCTAACTTTGTCCGACCGTCGGACGAAGTGTCAAGGGGCTTGCCAGTATGACTAATTGGAGACGCAGGAGCGGATCCCCGGTTGGCCTCCCGCCGCCGTTCCATGTAGCGTGATTAACCTCCTGTCACGTGGAGAAGCCGGGTCCACTCATCGTTGTCTAGGCGGGCATGGAACTGGCGGCGGCTCGGGTCCGGTTTATCGTTTGCCGACCATGGGGTGGACCCGGCCGCGCCCTGCTCGGCTTCGGCCGGGCAGGGCGGCTTCGTCATGCCCGGGCCCGGCCTGACATGTCGTTGAAATGCGAAAGGGCCCGCATCAGCAGGCCCTTTCAGCACGTGCCCGCCACGAAGAGCGGGTACCGTTCGGGGAGTCGAAGCCACCGAACGGAGTTCAGTATGCCCTACACCGGGCCGGAACACACCGGCATGCGCATCGCCAAGCACCGCAAGCTGAGGCGCCTTACCCAGCAGGCCCTCGCCGAGCGAGCAGGCATCTCGGCAAGCCTCCTAACCAAGATCGAACGCGGTGAGCGCCCCGCCACCCCCGCAGTTCTCGGAGCCATCTCCAGGGCCTTGCACGTCCCAGTGGCGGATCTGCTCGGGCAGCCCTACCTGACCGAGCTGCAGGCGGACCAGCTGGACGCCCTGATCGACCCGATCCGCACCTCGCTGGAGCTGTACGACCTGGGCGCGGATCCGATGCTTGCACCGCGCCCGCTGGAGCAACTGACGGCGAAGGCCGACGAGTTGTGCGCCGCAATGCGCCGAGCGTCCGTGAAGGCAGTGGCGGCGGAGCTGCCAACGGCACTCGCTGAAGCAACCGCAGCAGCGCAGGCAACGCCCAGCACCGAAGCGTGGATGGTCCTCGCCAGCCTGTATCGGACGGCGTTCGATACGGCCGACAAGCTCGGCTTCATCGACCTGTCGCAGGTGGCGCTGGACCGGATGGCCTGGGCCGCTGGGCGGGCGAGCGACCCGACGGTCGAGGCGGTCCGGCAGTACCTGCGCTCACTCAGCTGCCTGCGGTCGGGGCGCCTCGCAGTGGGCGGCCGGATCCTCGCCGCCGGCCTGGACCTGCTGGAGCAGGCCGAGCCCGGACGGGTGCGCGACGTCGTCACCGGACAGCTGCACCTTGGTGCGGCGATGGTGGCCGCGCGCTCGGAAGACGAGGACGGGACGGCCTACCACTTGGCTGTCTCGGAACGAATCGCCGCCGCGACGGGGCCCGCGGAGAAGGTGCACTGGCTGAGCTACGGGCCTGCGAACGTCGCTGTTCACCAGGTCGCAGCGCTGGCCGAGTTGCGCAAGTACGACGAGGCCGTGGATGCGGCGAGGCACGTGGCGATTCCGGATAACTGGCCGGCCACACGCAGGGCGCATCACCTGGCCGAGGTGGCCCGGGCACAGCTCTGGCTGGACAGGCCAGATGCGGCACTGCGGAACCTGCAGCAAGCCCGGGCGGCGGCCCCCCAGATGATGCGCTATCACCCGATGATGCGGGAGACCGTCTCGGGCCTGGTGGCCGCGCGGCGGGCGACGACGAACTCGCTGGCGAATCTCGCTACGTGGGCTGGGATCTGACGCTTCACCAGAACCCCGGACTGACACAAAGTGTGTCAGTTCCGGGGTTCCATATTGCCGACACTACTGCTGTCAGTAGTACCTCGACTACAGGAGTGGCTGTGACGGCGAAGCGTCCCACCCGCACCCCCCACGACCAAGAGCGGCGCCGCCTACTGCTCGAAGCCTCCGCTGGCGCGCTGGGCTACGGCCCACCGGTGACGCCCGCTGGCCAAACGGGCCCGGCGCCCGCCCGGACGTGTCCCGTCCACGTGCACCAGCCCGCTGCGGGACCGCACGATGGAGCATGATGACCGCGGCATCATGGAGCAGCAGCCGCGGGGCATCACAGCCAGCTCCTGCCCGTACTGCCAGAGTCATGACGCGCTGGCGGCCAGCAGCCAGGGGAGCCCCGCGGCACTGGCGGGTGTCCAGCAGCTGCGCGACGAGCACCGACGGGTACCTGGAGCATGCGTGGATCCACTGCGAGGAGTGGGCTGGTGACACAGTCGATGCCGGCCACCGTGGAGGTCCGGGACTGCAACACCTGCCGCTGCCTGGACATCATGGCCTCCCGAGCGTGGATCCAGGACGAGACGGGCACCTACCGCGACGAGTCCGCCCTATCCGACGTACGGATACAGCGACGCGACCACCGCGCCGACGGCAAGTGCAGCCGCCCGCCGACGGCCTGGGGCGCCGAACCTGAGGCTGACGAGTGAGCCACGATCGGCCACCTGGGGATCCGAGCATCACCCCGGACGTCATCGCCACCCTGCTTGCCGACCCGGACCACCGGCGCGGCATGGCTATCCACCCCGGGGCGCACTTCCAGCTACTGGACGCGGACCCCATATACCGAGCTGCTGTACGGGCCAGCGTCGTCGCCACCGCCGAGGCCGAACAACGGGCTGCGGCGGCCACCGAGCTATCCCGGCATCGCGGACTATGGTCATGGCTCCGGGGCAGCACCTGACGACGCCCCCGTGAACCCGCCCGGCCCGGTCATCCCCCATCCGGGCCGGGCGGTCTACGTCCAGAACAGGTAGATCGTCTGGGTACCCAGCGCCCGCGCGAGCGCCACCAGGTCGTCGAGGGTCGGCGCGGTCAGGCCCAACTCCCAGCTTCCGATGGTCCGTCGGTCGACGCCAGCCTGTTCAGCAAGCGTCTCCTGGCTCCATCCGTGGGCCCGGCGTAGTTGTCGAATGCGGGCACCGACCTCTCGGCGGGTCTTCAGCTGCAGGTGGTCGGGCGTACGGGAGGGCGGCACTCCTTGACCGTTGCGCGATCAAGATCAAATGTCTGTACGTGCACCCCGTCAAGGTCTCGTTAAAACGTTCGATAACATGCCCGTCGAACGCCAGCACCAGACCGGAGCGCCACCCTGTGACCGAGAACTGCCCTCATATCGCCGCCCAACAAGCCGCCGCCCTACTACGCGAAGCCCTCGCGCAACACGACATCACCCTGCCGGACCTCGGCGTCGACCTCAGCAGCATCATCGCCGGCTATTCAGCCGTGCGCCTTGGCAGCGCATCCGCGGCCACCGTCCGCAAAATCGCGGCCCTGCTGAATCGTCCCAACTAGGGACCGTCGGCCTTCCAGGCGACCCCCAGGGCGAAGAGGGTCTTCACGCCGTAATGCTCCTTCAGCCCCGCGATGACCTCGGCGACAGCCCGCTCCCCAATGTCGAGCTTCTTCGCAATGGCCGGCTGACTGGCACCGGCCTCCAGGGCCTTAAGTACGCGAATTTCACGACGAGTCAGCGGTCCTGACGGCTCGGGTCGAGTCCACGGCTCAGCTCGATTCCAATCCCGCTCAAACTGGCCCGCCAGAAAGGCGGCCACTCCCGGGTCATGCACCATGTACGCATCCGTGCGACTGCTAGTGGTGAGGATGTCATTGCCCGGAATGACGGCCACCTTGCGGTCGATCACAAAGAACCTCGGGAACCCCTCATCCAAGGTTCGGAACTCCGCGCCAGCGTCCTGCATCTTCTTCACCCACTTGCCCATGTTCTCCCCGGAGCGCGCCTCCTCCCGATACAGGGTTCGCGTCCTCACGCCGCGCCGCAGGGCTCCGAGGTCCCGATCGTTTGTCTCCTCCAGGATCTCCGGCTTGCGAACCCCGCCGGGCTGACAGAACAGCAATTCACTGCTCGCGGCGCCCATGACCTGGGACAGGCGCGCGTTGATGGCGTCGCTGCCTTGCAGATACTCGATGAGCCCTTCCCTGCCAGGTCGGTTGTCGTAGGCCTGGGCCAGCGGTCGCAGAGCGTCGGCTATAGCCGTGACACCGTTGAGCAGATCGGCCCGCCAGCGGGCGCTGACGTAGCTCGGATCGACCGGCACGGGACCGTCAGCGCCGTCGCGAAGGAGCCCGAGGTTCAGAAGCCGGCCGAGGGCTTCGGGTGAAACGTCATCGACCGGTTCGCCAGCCAGGACGCGCCCGTACGCTTCCGCCGACTCGTTGCTGATGGTGGCCCAGGATGGGGCTGCAGGGGATGTCATGGGTGCAGGATATTGCGGGCGCAGGTTCTCGCGCTGCAGATCACTGGACTCCGGCCGCACGCTGGGCGATCGTTGAGTCACTCGTTGAACAATCACCAACAAGTGACCTCTCTTCACGGGCTCGCAATGGGGGGAACCATGCCAAGCCACGCACCCGCCGATCAGCGGGTTGACAAGACATCAAGGATCACTTGTCCTGGGGACACCACAACCGCGGCAAGAGGCCGCGGCCAGACCCCCAAGGGACCACATGTCCAAGTCCAAGATGGGAGCAGCGCTGCTCTCCTGCACTGCCGCCATAGCCGCGATCCTGCTTGCCGCCAGTCCCAGCACCGCCAGTACCGGATCCACGCCGTCATCGGTCACCAGCATCAGCCCCTCCGCGAGTCCGCTCGACAGCAACTGGGGCGGCTGAGCAGCGCGCACAAGCCCCGGCGCCGCCGATGCGGTGCCGGGGCACCCTACCGGGTCCGGAGGTCCTGCTGGTGCGCCTGAATAGCCTTACCAAGTCGCCCAAGCCGCACTTTGAGGAACCGGAGTTCGTGAGCACTCAGGACAGGGCCATGCGCAGTCTCAGCGTCAGCCAGCAGGCCCGTCTGCGGCTCGCTAGGAGTCGGCTCAAGGAGACGCTTGCGGTGGATCACAGCAGGGCTGACGGCGTCGATCTGCTATTCACTATCGATCGCCTCGTTGCGGTTGTCGAGGATCTCGTGAGCCTCGCGGAGGAGGACGGGGCGCCGGACGGCCGTTGAGCTGCGTGTCCCTTAGGGATACTGCCCAACAGCAGTATCCCTAAGGAACGCTATCCGCGCCGTCCTCCAATGGGGCACCCGCTCCCTCTTCGTCCATCCAGACCGGGACGATTTCCAGCCCTCCCTCTGGGAAGATGTAGACCGCCCGAATGAGCTTCCTGAGCAGGGAGTTGGCGCGGGCGGGAGGGATCGTATCCCACTCCGCGTGCAGGTCCGCTGCCGCTGCCATCGCCTCAGCGATAAGATCGTCCTGTGCCGCTTCGCGCTCGACGACCGTCTCCAGGTCTCCCACCCGACCCGAAAGCGCCACCTTCTCCGCTCGAAGGTTCGCCAGGGTTTGCAGGTACTCCTTTTCCAGCGCCCCGTCCGGGTCATCGTCCTCAGCCATGGCGTATGCCCGCATGTGCTTGCCGATCGCCCGCTCAATCCGGCTGACCTGCTCCTGAAGCTCAGCAAGGCTTTCCCGGGGCACGGTCACCGGCTGAGTCGGCACAGGAAGGTGCCGAGCATCCTCGCCAATCTCCCCAGCAACCTTCCCCAGCCAGTCGCAGATGCTGGCCTCGACCAGGCTCGACAGCCTGGACGTTCCCCGGCAAGCAATCGGCCCGTGTCGCCGACGTGCACCACAGAGGATCGACTGTTTGCTGCCGCTTCGCACGGCCGATCCGCCGCACAGGCCGCATCGAGTCAGGCCTGTCATCGGATAGACCGCACCACGTAGGCGAGGCGCCAGGGATCCAACCGACCGACGCTGGCGCAGGTAGGCCTCCCACTCTTCGGGCGTGACGATCGCCGGGTGCTGACCCGGGATGAGGTTGTGATTCGGGCAGGCGGTAGAGTAGGGCTGATCTGTACATTTCGGGTCGTGAACTCGGAGGAATCCGGCGGCAAATCCTGAATCTAGGTAGCGCTGCAGGGTCCTAGGCCCCCAGAGGGCGCCGCGCGTGGTGCACTGCCCGTTCATATTGAGCCATGCGGATAGCACCGGAAAGCCGGTCCCACCGGCATATCGCCGATATAGGGAAGCAACGATGTCCTTAACGTCGTCGTCAAGCTCGTATCGCTCTTCCTGCACGGTGACCTGGCCGTTGGGGGCATATGTCTTCCGGGGATACCAGGTGTACCCGTAGCGCGGCCTCCCGGCAGAGGGTAGGCCCTGCGTACGACGGTGGTCGTGGGTTTCCCTCCACTGCTCGCCGGCACGCTCACTTTCGAGGGCATTGAGCTCCATAATCACGCCGCGCTGGAATCGACCAAAGGAGGTCCGCGTGTCTACTTCCTCCGTGGCGGAGAGAAGTTGACCGCCAACCCCCTCAACCCTTGCCAGGTTGGCCGTCACCCCGACGCGCGTGCGGCCGAATCGCGAAAACTTCCAGACGGCGATGACCCTCGCCTCGCCCGCTTCAACGCGCTCGATCGCCCTCATGATCTTGCGTTTAAAGTTGCGGCCGGTTTTGTCGAGGTCTTCGACCCAGTCAATGATGCGATGTCCTGTTCGAGTCGCCCATTGCTGAATTGCTCCGCGCTGCAGCTCCGGTGAGATCATCTCTTCGCGAGCCGTGCTCACCCGGATGTATCCAATCGCCGGGATAAGCTCGTCGGATGCCTCTTGCGCCGGCATGGTGACCCCCTTGCTAGGGCTGCAACTTGCCGCCCGTCCCAGCTGTCGTGACGTCAGATCCTACGCTGCGTGCTGGCATGGGGATAACGATTGCGCCCCCGGCGGATTGCGGCGCGCCGAGGATGATGCCGCGCCGGCCGACGTCGTAGCCGAGGGCCCACCCCTGGCGCTTGAGGTCGGATTCGCGGTCTTCGAGTTCATCTGCCAGCGCTGCGCGCTCCGCTGCGATCAGCTCGGCTGCCTTGCGCTCCATCTCTGCCACCTGCGCGCAGAGGTGTTCGGCCTCCCTGTCGAGAAGGGCCCGGGCTGCGACGTACTTCATGTGGAGAGCCTGGGCAGCTTCCTGCTCGGCTTGGAGGCGGCTGCGCTCGTGGGCGGTGTCGCGGATGGCGCGTTCAACTACTCGGAGCGCGCGGGCGGCGCTGCCGAGGATCACGAGGGCGATGCCGGTTGCGGCCTGGGCGGCCGAGTCGGTGGTCAGTGATAGGACGAGTACTGCAGCACCAGACGCCAGGCCAGCGTATGGGACTTGCCGCTTGATGGTGTCTGAGATGCCGTGCGCCACGTCGCTCCCCACGCTATGTCGCTACCGCTCCTCCCGCCCCACCCTCGGACTCGGCGGGACGGAGGCGACGGACCCGGCGTTCGACGTCCCGGATGAAGCCTGCACGCTCATCTGGATCGTGGATGCCTAGCTGGTCCGCGGCTTGCGCAGCAGTGATTGGCTGAGATCGTACGCCTGTTTGGCGCGGATGGAGCAGGGATTCGGACGAGAGAATTCCTGTTTCGATGAGCATGTTCCCTACAGGAACGCCGAGGGCCTCCGCGAGGGGCTCGTAGAACTCGGGGCTTGGGGTGGCTTTTCCATCGAGCCATCGGGCGACGCTTGAGGGGCTGGCGCCGAGCTTGGTGGCGAGTGTCATGCGGCCGCCACCTCGCTGTCTGTCGATGTCCATGCCGGCCGCGCGCATGGCGTCGGCCAGCCATGCCGCAAAGCGCTCGTTGAGTGTCATGGGATTGTCACCCCTTCCATGAGCCGCAGAGTAGCGGACTGGCTTCCCCGCTTGGGAGTACTTCCACTAGTGGAACCCCTGAGGTCGAGGCCAAGGCTACCTCTCGGCCATCGTGCACGTGCATGCGGCTCGCCCTTGGCATATGCCAGTGGCCCCCCTCTATTTCCATGCATGGAAGTACTTGCGCTCATGGCATCAGCGGCCTACGGTTACTTCCACAAGCGGAAGTAATGCTGCTAGTGGAACTAGAGAGGAGAGTCATGGCCCACCAGCTCAACATTCAGAACCTGCGCGAGGCCGCCGCCTCCTTCGGCGACGACACCAATACGGCGATCGCCAAGCGCGCCGGTCTTGGCGAGGCCACCATCTCCCGGCTCTTCAATGGCACCTGCCAGCCCCGAGCGGCCACACTGAATCGACTGCTCATGGCCTATCGGCTGACGATCGGCCAGCTCATGACCGATGACAGCGAGCGCGACGCCGACGACGGCCTGCAGGTGGCGGCATGACGCCCGCCCAGGAGAGGCGTCGGCGAGTAGCCATACGCGGAGCCGCCCTCGACTACGTCGAGATCCGCGCCGAACGCGACGCACTCAGCCCGCGCGCCGCCGCCGAGGCGGCCTGGTACCCGGGGCATCGTCTCGGAAGCATCGAGGCGATCGAAGCGCTGATCATCCGCCAGCGCGAGCAGGCACTCGCGGCCCTGCGAGCGAAGCAGTCCCCCGTGGCGAATCTGCCGCTCGCCGCCTGACAACGAAACGGGCCGCGCCAGGTGTGCGACCACCGGGCACGGCCCTAGACCCACCACATCTCTCGAATCACCCGAGAAAGCGAGGCAGGCCATGAGTCAGCCTACCCGGCCGACGATCACGGTCGGCACGATCCACGAGCTCAACCAGCACTACGCGCGGGGCAAGTGCAGCCTTGCAATCAGCAGTCGCACCGAGATGCGTGACGGCCAGCTGTTCGGCCTCGGCGGTCTCGACTGGCTGCTCGTCACCCCGGCCGCATGCTACGAGACGGTCACCGCCGAGTACGAGGCTCTGCCCGACCTGCCGGTGGTGCGGGACGGCTGGCCGTTCGCGTCCTTCGAGGCGGTGGCGGCGTGAGTGCCATCTTGAGGCCGCTGGCCCACAGCGAGACCGCCCTGGTAATCGCATTCTGCGACCACTACGGCGACGACCCGCAGGCCTGGTCGAAGCGGACCCGCCGTCAGCTGCGGAAGGCGCTCGCGCACTGCCGCAAGTGCGCCCGACACGGCGGTGCGTCGTGAAGGTCCTCGCGTTCCGCCGCCCTGTCCGGCGCCCGGTTGCGACGGTGGCTCCCCACCGCTGCCGCTGCGTCGTGCACCACTTCGTCACGCGGGTTGAGCGTGACGTGGCCGAGGCTGGCATCGCCCAGGCCAAGGCCAACCGCGACCCCGACCGCGCCGCCTTCCTGCAGCTGCAGTTGGACAAGGCCAGCCACTGCCCCGCCTACCGGGGCCAGACCTGCCCGTGCGGCTGCGGCCGCAAGATCAGTGAGCACTCCGAGCCGATGGGAGCCGCATGATGACACCGCAGTGGGTGAAGTGCCGCGCCGAGATGATGCTCGCCGGTGCGAGTGGTACGCCGGCCGAGATGGTGGAGCTGCTGGACGAGGCCGGGCTGCTCCTGCCCTGCGCCAGCACCGTCCCGGGCGGGCTGCCGGTCACGATCCGGCCTACGGGCCTGGGTGTTCAGCTCGGGGTCCATGCTCTGGTTGCCGCGCTCCTCGCCGCGTTGGCAGCGGAGAGTGCCGCGGACCCGGAGGGCGTCGCCGAGGAGCTGGCCGAGATTGACGGCGCGGCTGGCCCGGAGCGCGATGAGCTGCTCCAGGGTCTGGTGGAGCGGCTGGGTGGGGCCATGCTGTCGCTGGGTGCGACGGCGGCGCGGGACCTCTCCGAACGGGTGCGGGTGGCAGCCGGTCCGGTCTTCCCGGCGCAGCAGAGGCGGAGGGACGCCGCGTGACCACGCTCGCTCCCGAAGCCATCGCCACCGGCCCCGAGCCGGTCATCATCACCGAACCCGGCATCTACGGTATCCCGAACGACGTGTACCACGCCGATCGCACCTCGCTGTCCTCGACCGGCGCCCGGAAGCTCCTCAGCTCAACGCCGGCCCAGTTCAGGTACGACCTCGATCACCCCGAGCCGCCGAAGAAGGCGTTCGACATCGGCACCGCCGCGCACCGCCTGGTGCTCGGCGACGGGCCCGAACTGATCCTGGTCGACCACCTGATGTGGAACACGAAGCAGGCCAAGGCCGAAGTCGCCGCGGCTCGCGAGGCTGGTGCCGTGCCGCTGAAGCGGGAGGACTGGGATCAGGTCCACGCGATGGCCGCAGAGTTGCGCCGTCACCCGCTGGCCGCCGCCCTATTCGACACGGACTACGGCAAGCCCGAGCAATCCCTGTTCTGGACGGACAAGACCACCGGCGTCCCGTGCCGGGCCCGTCTGGACTGGCTCGACAACGCCCGCGGTGGCCGGCTGCTCCTGCCGGACCTGAAGACCGCGATCAACGCGTCCACGGCGAAGTTCGAGAAGGCCGTCCTCGACCACCGGTACGACCAGCAGGCCGACCACTACACCGACGGCGTGCTGCAGCTGGGCCTGGCCGACGAGGTGAGCTTCCTGTTCGTCGTCCAGGAGAAGCAGCCCCCGTACCCGGTGAACGTGATCGAGCTGGCCACCCCGTGGCTACAGATGGCTGCCGAACGCAACCGGCGGGCCCGGGAGATCTACGCCGAGTGCACCGAGTCCGGCGTGTGGCCCGGCTACAAGGCCGAGGTTGCGATGGCTTCCGCTCCGGACTGGCTGCTGACCATGCATGAGCGCGAGTACCGGCTGTGACCGCCCCCAATGACCGTCAGACGAAGGACTGTTTCGTGACCGACCTCGCCATCCCCGAGTCCCCTGCCTCGCTGACAGTCGCTCGGCAGCCGGCCGTGTATGCGCCGGTCGCCCGCTCAATCGCCGACTGGGCGCACGAAGCCGACCTCGCCTACCAACTCGCCGAGCGCCTTGCGACCACCTCCTTCATCCCGTCCACGATGCGCGGCAAGGTCGGCGACATCACCGCCTGCCTCCTGGCGGGCAACGAGCTCGGCTTGCCGCCCATGGCCGCGCTGAAGTCCATGGACGTCATCCACGGCACCCCCGGTCTGCGGGCGCATGCCATGCGGGCGCTTCTGCAGTCGCACGGTCACGAGATCGAGCTGATCGAGTCGTCGGACACGGTGTGCCGCATGCGCGGTCGCCGGCGCGGCGCGGAGGCGTGGCAGGAGGTCGTGTGGACGATCGCCCGGGCCCAGCTGGCCGGTTTCGTGGCGAAGAACTCGAACTACAAGACGCAGCCCGCGAACATGCTGGTCGCCCGTTGCACGGGCGAGATCTCCCGGCTGATCGCGTCGGACGCATTGCACGGTGTGCCGTATACGGCGGAGGAACTGCGGGACTCGCAGCCGCGGGTGACCGCAGTGCAGGCGGGCGCGCCGGTGACGGCAGCAGAGATTCTGTCACGGCGCGGGCCGGCGCCGCAGGAAATCGCTCCCGCCGCGGAGCCCACGGACGACACGGACGGTGGGACTACTGACGAGAGCGAGCCGGTCGAGGGCGAGGTGTACGACGAGGCTGACGCCCTGTGGGACCAGATCGTCGCGGCGGCCGCCGAGCACGGTTGGTCGGCGGAGCAAACGGAGCAGGAGTTCGTGAAGGGGTCCGTGGGCGTTCCCGTCGCCATGGCGCCGCTCGAGACTCTGCGGGCCTTCTATGCGCACCTGACGGGCGGTGCGGCGTGAGTATCAACCACGCTTTGGAGGCCGAGCGATGCCTGTCGAAGGCGTCGTGGACGCGCGGCAACGGCGCGGGCGCCGAATTCGTGAACCCGGAGACAGCTGCCGTACTCGCGTCGCTGGCGCAAGCGCACGCCACGTTGGCGCATCTGCCGGAGCAGCAGGCTGAAACGGTCGAGCAGTTGCGGAAGGCTCGGCGCGATCTGGCCGCAATGCGGGAGATCGTCGGCAACTTCGCCGGCTCGGCTCTGATTGACGAGCCCTCTGTCGCGAGGCCAGCGGCGATCCTGGCGCGGGCGCTGCGGGATCGGGGCCTGTCGGTCGATGACCAGATCGCGGCCCGCGTGGAGAGTCGCGGGTTTTCCTGCGATCCCCACGCCGAGATTGCGGTGGATGAGGTGGCGGCGGGAGCCGCCTGCACGGATGAGCAGGTGAAGACCACGCTCGACGTCGTCGCCCGCCAGCTGATCAGAATGGCGACCAGCTGGGAGAACCGGGTCCGTGCAAGCGCTCGCGAGTTCGCGCACGAGCTCGACGAGGCCGGCGTCAACATCGACCGCCGGATGGACGAGATCGCGCAGGAAACCGGCTGTGGGCCCAACCTGTACGACGCGTTCGACTTCCGCTACGACCTGACCCGCCAGTGGTCGGACCGCAGCGGCAAGCGGTGGGAGCACACCGGCAGTTGGTCCGACGTGGGCGGCCCGGTCATGCGCCGCGACGAGCCGGATGGCGAGTCGATGGTTCTGGTCGAGCTGATCCGTGAACGCGGCCCCCTGCACCTGGTCGTGCCGCCGCCGCGCTCCCCCGTCGTCCGCAAGGACGAACTGCCCCCGTTCTGATCAAGCCGGGGCGGTGCCCGCCCGAATCGGGCACCGCCCCACCCACTGATCTTCCCTCACGAAAGGAGGTGACCCCTTGAATCTCAACAAGATCCGCCGCGCTGGCTTCGACACCGAGACCACCGGCACCGACCCGGAGGAGGCCCGGATCGTCACCGCGGCTCTCATCGTCCGTGGCGGCGGCAAGGACGACCAGACGTTCACCTGGCTAATCAACCCGGGCGTGCCGATCCCCGCGGAGGCGACCGCCGTGCACGGCATCGACGACGCCAAAGCCCAGACTGAGGGCCTTGATCCGAAGGTCGCCCTCGAAGACATCGCGGGCAAGCTGGCCGCCGCCCTCAACTACGGCATGCCGATCGTGGCGTTCAACCTGGCCTACGACTGGACCGTACTGGACAGGGAGTTGCGCCGACACGGGCTCGCCACGATGGCCGAACGCCTCGGCGGCAAGCCGATGCTGCCGCTGGTCGACGCGCACGTCATCGACAAGCAGGTCATCAGGTTCCGTACGGGCAGCGGCATGCGGAAGCTGAAGCCGACCGCCGAGGTGTACGGCGTGGAGCTGGAGGACTGGCACACCGCCGAAGCGGACGCCCTCGCGGCTCTGCTAATCGCGGAGGCCCAGTTCGACCAATATCCGTGGCTGGCGATGCTCGGTGCCGCCGGCCTGTATGGCGCGCAGTGGGCGTGGAGGCAGGAGCAGCAAGCGGGACTGCAGGAGTGGTTCCGGACGAAGGCGACCGCGGAGCAGGGCGGCGACCCGCAGAAGGTGATTGACGGATCGTGGCCGCTCATCCCTCTGCCGGCGGTGGTGGCCTCGGGGCCCGTCCTCCCGCCAACGTAGTTCCTGAACTCGCGGGCCAGCGGCTGACGCTGGCGCTGCTGGCCCGCGGCAAGGACTTCCCCGAGATCGCCAAGACGACCGGCATGACGGTCAACCAGGCCCGGGTCCATCTCCGGGACGCGCTCACGAAGTACGGCGCCCTCAACGCCACCCACGCGGTCGCCCTGGCCATCGCCGCCGGCGACCTACCCCCAGACATCGCACTCCAGGAGTAGCCGTGCTGAACCGCAAGCAGCGCCAGATAGAGACCCTGCAGAGACGGCTCGCCACCGCCATTGAGCGGCGCGACGAGGCCATCAAGGAACGCGACTCCGCCAACTACGTCAACGGCCGACTCGCCCGTGACCTCGTGAACGGCGCCACCGCAGCGTCCCGCGCGCTCAGCGAAGCCACCGACGACGCCAGCCATGCCGAGGGCCTACTCTCGCGGGCCGTCAGGCTCCTGCGCCGCCGCGAGGAGCGACACCGCGGCATCGTCGGGGCACTGCGACGGGATCTGGCGGTCGCCCGCGCCAAGGCCATCATCCAGAAGGAGCGCGCCGACAAGCTCGACGCCCGACTGCAGGCCCTGGAGCAGGCCAACCGGGACTTCGACTGGCGCTACGGCATCTACCCGAAGGCCGCCGAAGCGCCGGCCACCGCCGCATGACCGCGATCCTCGCCGACGCCGGCTACCTGGCCGCCACAGTCGGCCTCGCCCTCGCCATCACCGGCGCCTGGATCCCCAAGCCCGCACACTCCGGAGACCCCGAATGAGCTTGACCGCCTGGTGGCACGGCAGAGGCCAACACCGTGCCGCCGACCGCATCTCCACTCTCACCGCCGAGCGGGACCTGTGGCTCATGCTCGCTCTCCATCAGGCCGCCCAACTCGCTTACCGCGACCGGCAGCTGACCGTCGCGAACGAGCAGACGGAGCGCCTTGCGGCGCAGGTCGAAGGGCTCACCATCGAACGCGACGACGCCCAGCACTCGTGGGCGCAGGCCGCCGCCCGGCTCCGCGAGGCCCAGGGCGAGTTGGCCAACGCGCGGACGATCAGGGTCGCTGCCCCGGCCGACCTCGACGACACGGTGCCCATCCCCATGCCGACCGTCATCCCACTCCGATTCGCATTCCCCCAGGACAACGCCGCGTGATCGTCGACACCCTGCACCGCCTACACCACGACAGCGGCTGGACCATCCTCGCCGCCGTCACCCTCGCCACACTCGGCGCCGCCCTCACCGTCATCTCACTCACCGCCTGGAGCCGACCGCGATGACCGCCCTCCTCGAAGCGCCGCCCAACCTCCGCCGTTTCATCCTGGCCCTCCCCGCCGGCCTCGAGCTCATCAACTCCAACCAGAGCCAGGCGCCCCGACGCCGTGCCCGCATCGTCAAAGCCATCCGCGCCGCCGCCATGGAG